GCTTTGAAGAGTGTGCGATGAGTGTAAAATATGAAAATGCATATTATTTTACAGAGTCAAAGGGTGAGGTTCATATTTCTTCTTCATCTTATGGTGTTGTACAGATTTATTATCTTGAAAAGATCTTGTCTTACATACATGATAATCACAATGATGAAGTGGAAGGAAAGACATTTTATATTGTTAAGCCATCTGTTGCAAAGAATAGGAAGCTGGACGAAAGGTCGAATTGGCACTTGGGATATGAATTTGTAAGAAAGATTTTGACTGATATAATTTCTTACAATAATCAAGATATTTATGATATAATGAATCGTCAGAGTCTTTCCAGAAATTTTACAACTAGATGGGTTGAGATTATTAATATGACTAAAAATCCGTCTGCTGTAAAAAACATAATTTTTGAGTATAATGAATACGTATCTCGATTGGACAACATTTGTGAGAAGGTTGAAGTCATAAGGCAAATGGCTAGTTCTTTTAGGTTTACGTTTCCCGGTAGAGATAGTAATTTTGTGGATGATCGTTTTGCTCCACGATTTGATAAGGAAATGTCTAAGTATAAGATTTTACAGGTAATTCGTAATGTGCCTTACTCTGATGAGGATAGGCAAATTATTGCCGACTATATTGATAGTATTGAACAAGTTTCTGTTCTTAATAAGGAGTGAATGATGAAGTATATTATAGCAAATGATGGTAATGTTAGTGCGATTGTTAGTAATCAGAGTTACTTTTTTGGTAAGTCTCATCCTAACTATGATAAGCTTGTAAATTGTCTTAAGAAGAATAATGTTGAGATGTTTGAGGCTTACTACGATATTGTTTCTCATGTTAATAATTTCTGTGAAGGATATATTGCTTGTGATGGTAATAATCTAATGTGGGATGGTATTAAGATGCCAAATATGTTTGGTAATACTATCATTGATATGATTAAGCAGGGATTTCCGTTTGAACCAATGCTTAATTTCCTTGATAATATGAGTCAGAATCCATCTGATCATGCTATTGTTGAACTGTTTGACTTTATGAAGAATAAGAATATGCCAATTACATCTGATGGATGTTTTCTAGCATATAAGGCTGTTAAGAATGATTATAAAGATATGTATTCTGGAACGTTTGATAATAGTGTTGGTAGCGTTTGTTCTGTTCCTCGTAGTAAGGTAGATAGCAATCGTGACAATGGTTGTGGTCATGGTCTACACGTTGGTGCAATTGATTATGCAAAGAGTTATGGTGGAATTAAGATTGATGATGAAGATGATGATAATGATGGCGGAAATCGCCTTATGATTTGTAAGGTTAATCCGCGTGACGTTGTGAGTGTTCCATCTGATTCTAAGTTTCAAAAGCTTCGTTGCTGTCGATATGAAGTGGTTGCAGAATTTACGTCTGTATTTGATAAGGTTGTTCATCTTACGACAGAAGATATTCAGTATATGAATACCAAGAAGCGTAATCGTGAATGGGTTGAGGAAATTACTGCAAAGATCAATAAGGTAAATACTATCATCCAAAAGAACAGGGATGTTATTTGTGCTTGACTATAGTATAACTTGTGGGGTGAGCAATCGCCCCATGAGTTATATTTGTATTACCCGCACAATACGGATCACTGGACACATCATGGACCCTATGATATGAAAATTCAAAACGATATTAAGTTAGATTTTGACGATGTTTTACTAGTTCCACAGCGATCTAGGGCAGCATCAAGGAAAGAAGTAAGTATTGATAGAACATTCTCATTCTATCACTCTACGAGACATTGGACAGGATTGCCAATAATGGCTGCAAATATGGACTCCACTGGTACATTTGAAATGGCTGATAAATTATCAGAATATAAAGCTATAACATGTCTACACAAGCATTATACTAAGCAGAATTATCAAAATCATTTTTGTAATGTCAATTCTCAATGGTTAAGCGTTGGTATTAAAAATGAAGATCTAGATAAGATAAGATATATTATAGATGATGTTGGATTTATACCAAATATTTGTATAGATGTTGCAAATGGATATACTGATGACTTTGTAAATTATTGTAGAAAAGTTAGGGATACTTTTGGTACTCAACCAATTATTATGGCTGGTAATGTGTGTACACCAGATATGGTGCAGGAACTTATTTTACATGGTGGAGTAGATATAGTTAAAGTTGGTATTGGTCCCGGCTCTGCTTGTACTACAAGATTAAAAACTGGAGTTGGTTTTCCACAATTGTCTGCAATATCTGAATGTTCACACGCTGCTCATGGTTTAAAAAGTGAAGACAGGCGTCTAGGATTGATTTGTGCAGACGGTGGATGTAGAACACCGTCAGACGTTGTAAAGGCTTTTGCGGCAAACGCAGACTTTGTGATGCTTGGTGGTATGCTTGCTGGAACTGATCAGTGCGAGGGAGAATGGGAATATGAATACAAATGTTCAGCAGTCATAGAATCAAACTCAGACATTGATTCATATAAAGATATTGTCAATTGGTGGCAACCGATTGATCCCGGTTATGATACTGAAAAGAAAAAAATATCATTACTATTTTATGGTATGAGTTCACATAAGGCACAAGAAAAATATGGTGGAATAAAAAATTATCGTGCCAGCGAAGGAAGAGTAATTAAAATTCCATATAAGGGTTGTGCATCTGAGATTATGAATGATATAATGGGTGGTATCAGAAGTGCTTGTGCTTATATAGGAGCAACATCGCTTAAAGATTTACCAAAGTGTGCAGAATTTATTATGGTCAATAGAACTCATTTTGATAAGAGTGTATAATGGCTATTCCATGTGTTATTATATCGACATTTTTATACGCAATAACAAGTATATCTTGTTATCTACAAAAAGATCATCCGCATAGTGTTATGTGGGCAGGATATACATTTGCAAATTTAGGATTATTGTGGTATGAGTTTACAAAAGTGGGACGTTAGATTTCTAGAATTAGCTAGATTTGTTTCTAATTGGAGTTTAGATCCATCTACAAAAGTTGGTGCCGTTATATCTGATAAACATAATAGAGTTGTCTCTATTGGTTATAATGGTTTTCCAAAAGGAATAAAGGATGATGAAAGACTAAATGATAGAGAAACAAAATATAAAATCATAGTACATGGAGAAATAAATGCAATTACTTTTGCAAACAGGAACTTAGAAAATTGCACATTATATACTTACCCATTTGAACCTTGTCCAAGATGTGCTGGTATTATAATACAATCTGGTATAAAAAGAATTGTGGCCCCAATAAATAAAATAGATAGATGGGAAAATGATTTTAAATTATCTAGACAATTATTTAGTGAAGCAAATATACAAATAGATTATTACGAAATATGAAAACAAGATCAGAAATAATAAGAAAATTAGTAAATGATTGTATTATGTCTCACAATGAAGAAGTAATAATACAATTAATTCTTAAACTAGAACTAGAATATAAAGAAATTGCAGAATTATCGACCTTTGGAGAATATACAAGCACTTGGACACATCAGCAAGTCTTACGTTATATAACAGAAGAAACTTGATTGTTGTAATTTAGTTAGACTGCTATAATATTCTGAGCAAAGGAAATAAAATGCAAGACAAAATAAATCAATTAATTTTAATGAGCCAATCACATTTAGCAAATGTGCAAAATACTATTAACGATCTTGAAAGTAAAAAATTAGAAATTGATCAAGAAGTTAATAGATTAAAGGAATATCTAAAGAATGGTATAGAGTTATTGCAACAGTTTAATACCTCTAGTTCTGTAGATAATGTTGTTAGTAAGAATGTAAGTAAACCCTATTTAGGAGAGTAAAAGATGAATGTAAGTGATTTTTATAACAGACTTGATAATCTTTCAAATTCTTATCATTGGGATGTTAATGGTAAGAAGGTTGTAGCAACGATTCAGAGTGGTCCAGCCCGTGGTTTTACATTAAATCCAATTACAGCACTTGCACATAAGTCTGGATTTGGTTTTATTGAAAATACAAGAGATGGTGTAGAATTTGCTGCTAGCCTACTTGGTATTCCAAGGAATTTCGCTAGGCAAATATATAGTGCCACTCTTGGTACTTACAATCGTGGTAATACACAAGTATTGCGTGGTAGAATTCGTTCAGCACTGGAGGTATGATAAATGAATATTAATACATGGCTAGGTTGTGGTCGCCTAACAAAGGATGCAGAGTTTAATGTAACCCAAAAGGGTACATCAATGGCTAAGTTTAGAATGGCTGTAAATGATCGAAGGAATGACGACACACTATACCTAAACGTATTATGTTTTGGTAAGATGGCGGAAGCTCTAAAGGATCATCTTACAAGAGGTAGACTAGTTGGTGTACAGGGAAAGATAAAGATAGATGACTATCAAGATAAGGAAGGAAATCCACGTAGTTCAGTATGCGTAATGGCAGATGAAATTTCGCTTGGGCCTTCAAATTCCTCTACGCAGGAAAAGATTAGTGACTGATCACTAACTAAGTCTAATTTAATGACCCGATGAGCATGACGCTTGTCGGGTCATTTTTTTTTAAGTCTACGCTTGACTTTGACGATACTTCTTGTATAATTCCTAGAAAGGAGAAAACTATGAATCCGCAACCGCATCCATTCGTTGGTCAACTTGGTGTTCTCATTATTGCACTGCTGACCGTATACTTTTCATTTACAAATAAGAGAAAAGGTATTTCATTTAGTGACGAATATGTAATAGGATACATAAATGATAATGTTCAACAGTCAGTTGAATTTGTTGACAATACAAAGACAAGAAAAACTAGTGTTAAGAAGAGTCGTACTATTCCTTTAGAAATAACTAGCCCTGTACAAAAGCCAGTTGTTCAAAAACCGGTTGTGCAACAAAAGAAAGTTGTAATAAATCAAGAGCTTTTTAATGATTGTATGCTCGCATTAGTTTCTCTAGGAACCAAGAAAACAGAAGCAAAGAGAATCACACAAGATATCTTTATTAAGTATAATCCGTCAACGATAGAAGACTTTATTAAGTTTGTATACATAAAATGAATATTATATCAGAATCAGTTGAAATAGCATTAACGCTACTTCCAAAAGCAAAAGAGGTTAGACAAACAAAGAATAAGTTTTTTCACTTTGCGTTTGGTTATAAGAAGAATAGGCTTCTCGCAATAGGACAAAATAATCCAGAAAAGACTCATACACAGGCACTGCTTTTAGCTAAAAGATTTAATACTGATACAGATCATCCATATTTACACGCTGAAACTGATTTAATTTCTAGGTTGTGGGGAAAATATTATGTAGATGATTCACTAAAAATGGTTATAATTAGATTGAATAAGCGTGGAGAATTACGATGTAGTAAACCCTGTGACCAATGTAGTCATATATTAAACGCACTTGGTGTTAAAAAAATTTGGTGGAGTATAGATAATGGCTTTGAAAAACAATCTTAGTGGAATGAGAACTTACCTAGTTGGTGCTATGGATAGAGTGCCAGATGGTGGCAGGGGATGGAGAGAAAGAATAACTCCACACCTAGAAGATCTTGGAATTATAGTTTTAGATCCATGCAAAAAACAAATTGATAATATACAAGAAAATGAACATACCAGATCTAAAATAGAATTTTATAAACAATCTGGACAGTATGACAAAATTAGAGAAGAATATGGTATTATTCGCAATGTTGATCTTAGATGTGTTGACATTTCAGATTTTATCATAGCACATATAGATATGACCATACATATGTGTGGCTCTTATGAAGAAATAGTAACTGCAAATAGACAAAAAAAGCCAGTATTAATATGGTGTGAACAGGGAAAAAATAAAGCTCCAAATTGGTTATTTTTTATGCTACCGCACGAAAATATTTTTAACTCTATGGAAGAAATAATAAATCATCTTCAAGTAATAGATAGCTTAGAAAAAACTGTTCAATTGGAACGATGGCTATTCTTCAAGGATATAAAATGATAAATATAATATCACCAATAAATCAGTTAGGATATGGTATTGCTGGTTTTAATATACTAAAAAATTTACCAGAAGTATCGCTATGGCCTATAGGTCAAATACAAATTACTAGCGAAGAAGACGCAAATATAGTAAGAAAAGCTTTATCAAATGCTGTTAAGCCAGATTTTTACGCACCATGTATTAGAATATGGCATCAGCACGATATGTCTCAATTTGTTGGTAAGGGGTATAAGATTGGTTTTCCATTCTTTGAATTAAATGAATTTTCCGACATAGAAAAACATCATCTTTCTTATTTAGATAAAATATTTGTAACATCAGAATGGGCTAAACAAGTAGTACTAGATCAAATATCTATATTAGATAATAAGGTATCAGTTATTCCACTTGGTGTTGATATTGACATATTTAAACCTCAAGAACAAAATACATCAGAAAAAACAATATTTTTTAACTGTGGAAAATGGGAAATAAGAAAAGGGCATGACATTATAGTAGAAGCTTTTAATAAAGCATTTACAAATCAAGACAATGTTGAATTATGGATGATGTGCGAGAACCCATTTTTGAATGAAGAACAAGAAAAGTCTTGGATAAATCTATATAAAAATAGTAAACTTGGTGATAAAATCAAGATTATTAAAAGAACAAGAACGCAAAATGAAGTGTATAATATTATGTGCCAAACAGATTGTGGAGTATTTCCGGCCAGAGCAGAAGGGTGGAATTTAGAATTATTGGAAATGATGGCATGTGGCAAAAGTGTTATAACTACTAAATATTCTGCACATCTAGAATTTTGTAATAATAATAACTCATATCTAATAGATATAGATGAAGATACCTTGGCCTATGATGGTGTTTGGTTTCATGGAAAAATAGGCAAATGGGCAAAGATAGGATCTAATCAAATAGATAACATAGTCACCCATATGAAAAATATCCATAAACTTAAAAGTATGGGAGAACTAAAAATTAACCACAATGGAATAGAAACGGCACATAAATATACTTGGAAAAACTCCGCACAAATGGTGTTAAAATATGTTTAATTTCTTCAAATCTAAAAATACAACTAATAAAGACAATATTGATCCAGAAGAAGAAGTAATTGCAAATATAACATACTTTATAAAAAAAGATAGTTCTGTTATTGTTGATATAGCAATTAAGGAATATGATGAAGAATCAATGGATTCTTTGTTTCAAATTCTAGATATCTTATCAGAAGATAAATGCTATGTAGAAACAGTAAATATAATTAAAGAGAATTTAATTAAAGCTGGTCAGGAAAAGCTAGTTATTTTACTAGTTCAACATATCGCAAAACAGGCAGCAAAAAATGAGAATAATAAATTTATAAATACATATAAAGATTCTGCAAATTCACAACCTTGCATACAACCATCTGACATGTTAAGATAACATAAAGGAGGGATAATGGCTAAAAAACTTAAAATAGGTTGGCAAAAATACGAAGACTTAATAGAAAAACAATTATCTTCACCAATTTTATCTAACATAATGAAGACAATAGCTAAGAACAATGCTATATCACAAATAGAAGATGAAGACGAAGTTGAAGATATCGAAGAGGAAGAAAGTATATTTAATGATAATGCTGGAATAGAACTAAATAAACCATTTATATTGCCAGTTTCGCAGCAATTATTAGAAGATGTAACTATGCTATCTAATTATGATTGTTGGATTGGTCATACTAATTTTGATATTACACCAATTATAAAAGAAAAATTAAATCGCACACCGGGTATCGAAGTTTTAAAAATTTGTAGTAGATACAGATTTTTTATTGGTATAGGTAATATGTTTGATTTTGGGGATGTTAGAAAAACAATAGAGGATGAATTACTAAAAGGAAAATAATATGGACTTAAACACAAAAATTGAATTAGCTATGAAGAATAAGGATATAGTAAATATCATGAATAAGGCTTCTAGAAGATTTGCAAATCAACTAGATAAGGATATTATATATAGTTGTCAACTTAATGCTTTGTGGAAGTCTTTCTTACACTTTAAGCCAGAAAAGAATACCAAATTTACAACATATTTATACAATGGTGTTTTTATTGAGTGTTTAAAAGAAATAAAGTTTCTTGGAAAGCATAGTAAGTTTAGCCAGAAACTTCATGATAATATTGTCAGAAAATCTGATCCATATTTTATGATAGATATTATGGATGAATTAAAGACTGATGAAGATAAAAAGCTATTTATGTACAAATTGAGCAATATGACAATAGAAGAAATAGCCAAAAAAATCAATAGTAATAGGGAAACAACAAGGAAAAAAATCAAAAAGCTAATTACAAATCTAGGTAAAAAATTAGCATGAAGTGTATAATTTTATAGGAAGTGGACTTATAAAGGACTTTGGAAATAATCTAAATTTAAATTTAAAGGAGAAATTATGTCCACAACTAAAGCTGTTAGTGCAAATGCTGTTAAAAATGATGGCGGCACAGTAGTCGCTGGAGGAACATTGTCAGATAGTCCAATGACAAAGGTTCTTAATGTAAACGAACTAGCAACTGGTTCAGAATATGGATCAAAAGTAGTTCAAAATGATGGTTCTGGTGGTGAATTTACTGATCCACATGGTGTTATAAAGGCTAAATCTGCTGGAACAGGCGGTTTAGCATACTTTCCAGACGCTAATGCTGGTGAAAGAAATTTCATTATGAGAGCTGCTGGTGATAGTGCCAGTAAAGTAAATAATGATTCAGAGTCATTACTAAATGTTCCCGGCGCTCAATATGCTGGAGTTGGTCAACCAACAATTCATAAGCTATTAACAACAAGAAAACTTGGCGTTACTACTTATAATATCTTGGCTGTACCATCTAGCGGTGTTGTTCCCGGCAGAACAAAGGGTGCTGGTGCTGGTAATCTCGTTACATACGTGGCTACAACTGGTAACGTCGCTGGCACAGACGACGCTGCAAGCCCAACACGTAGCGTACCGGGTGAACTAACATATCACTTTGGCGCTCTTGGTGAGCCAACAACAGACGAGTATCAAGCAAAAGATTCATACGAAAGCTGAGTTTAGGTAGTGTGTTTTGGGTGGCACCCTTCGGGGTGCCATCCTTAAATTCTAAAAGAAAGGATAAACATGCTATCAAAAGAAATATTAGAATATATACCAATAAGCGTTAGTATTTTAGGTGCGGTATTCACATTTTTTAGTTTAATTTGGGTAAAAATAGTAAAACCTGTCATTCAACTCATCAACGATCATCAAAATGTAAATGATTCAATAAAAACTATTAAATCCGAATTAACAACAAATGGTGGAAATAGTTTAAAGGACGCTGTAATAGACTTAAGAAAAACTTGTCATAGAATAGAAATAAGACAAAAAATAATAGAACAAAGAACAAAAGCTGCGTTACATTATAGTAATACTCCATTATTTGAGACAGATAATAATGGAAGATTAGTATGGAATAATAGCTTGTTTTTTAATTTTGTTGGGTCTTATAATGTAGAAGGATATGATTGGTTAAATTTTATACAAGAAGAAGATAGAGAAGAATTATTAATAGAATTTAAGTCTTGTTTAAATACAAATAGAAAATTATACAAAGAAACAAAAACGAATACTGGCAAAGACATTAGTATAGTGGGGTTTCCATATAGGATATCAGATAGTGAGCAAGGAGGATTTTTAGTAAGCATTTCAGAAACAAAAGAGGTATAAAAATGTCAGATAGATTTTCACTAAACATGAATGATGTGGTCGCTTTAGCAAAAAATGCTCTTCTTGTTGGTACTGCTGCTGTTCTTACATATGTCATGGAGAACATAAATACTGTGGACTTAGGCACAGTTGGAGTATTATTAGTACCAGTGATAACAGTTGGTCTAGACGCTGTTATTAAGTGGGTTAAGGGTCCAGCGGTAACAAAATGAGTATAGATTTTAATAAACCTTCTGATCTTCTAAAAGCTTATAAAAATGGCTTTGTTGGATCTTGGTGTGATCCAGAAGATACAGATAAGCTATTAGGTGAGTTGCCGCATCCATTATTTGGTGCGGCAGCTTACAGCTTATATGAAACAGGTAAAGGCAAACTTGCTTTACCATTTAAAAATTTGTTAAAATTTGACTCTGGCTTTGGTCCTTCTGAAAGACAGGTAGTTGGAGATTGCGTAAGCCACGCAACACGTAATGCAATAGATTGCACACGTAGTTGTGAAATAATAAATGGTGAACGTGAAGAATTTGTTGCCCGTGGTGCAACAGAAGGTATATATGGATCTAGAGGTCATGGTGGAGAAGGAATGACATGTTCTGGTGCCGCTAGATTTGTTAATCAAAATGGTGGTATCTTACTAAGAAAGAAATATGGTGATATAGACTTATCGTCTTATCAAGGAAGACTTGGTTCCAGTTGGGGTTCAAGGGGTGTACCAAAATCACTAATAGAAATAGCTCAGAAAAATAAAGTTAAGACTGTAAGCTTAATAAATACAGTTGAACAGGCTAGAGACGCAATAGCTAATGGTTATTGTATTAGTGTCTGCTCTATGTTTGGATTTAGTTCTAGACGGGATAAGTATGGTATAGCTTCTCAGTCTGGATCTTGGGCGCACGCTATGGCTTGGGTAGGAATGGATGATACCCATGAAATATATAATGAAACTTTATTTTTGGTTCAAAATAGTTGGGGGGTTTGGAATAGTGGACCTACTAGACATGATCAACCAGAAGGTAGTTTTTGGATTAGAGAAAAAGATGCTGCTGGTATGCTTTCAGCTAATGGCTCTTGGGTTTTTAGTGATGTAGAAGGCTTTCCACCAAGGAAAGTAGAGTGGACACTAGATAAAGTGTTCTAAACAATAGGAGAAAAAAATGCCAATTACAACAACAGATGTATGCACAAATGTAGTTTCTGGAGTAGAAGTAACAAACAATGGGGCTACTGTAGTTTCTTGTTTAAGTACTGGTGAATATGAATCAATTAATGCAACTCTAGATACGAGCATTGTATACACCACAGTAGAAGCAAGGCTAACAAATCGTTTTGATGATATTTATTACTATAATGTAACGAGTGGCTGATGAGATATTTATTATTATTAGTTTTATTAACTGGATGTCAAACATATAATTCTGAAATAGATTTAGCATTTAGTGATGTTACTCCGATGGTGGAGGAAGCAAATTCTGCATTTTCTAAAGCAGAAGAAAAATTATTAAATGTTAAACCAGATAATATTATTCGTCCAGATCCAGATCCTGCTAAGTGTCCATGCAAAGGAACTGGTTTAATTAACCAAGGTGATGGTCACACTACACAATGTCCATATCACGGTAGAGCTACACAAACGATAAAGAGGTAAATCAATGGAATTAGATATGTACACAAGGATTGGACTTGTATTAGCTGGAGTGCTAGTGATAGTAATGATGAACGTAGACATTACATATTTATTATCTAGAATATTATTTTGGAATAATAAGTCATCTACAACAAGTGAAAAAGATTTTTTGACAATGATAAATTTATGGTATAAATTAAAAGAATCATGTGTTAAAAACAATTTTGATGCTGCTAGTGACAAATTAGATGAAGTATTTCCACTATTAAATAATAGGTCAACAGATGAGTAAAAAAATATTTGGTATTGTATTAGGCGTAGTGCTTATTGGAATTGGTTTATTTCCACTCAAAGTAGTAAAACCACAACCAAAACCAAGTATTAATCTTGATGTTGATAAGCCAAGTGACGAAATATTAAAAATAACAGAACATGTTAACAAATTAGTAACAAATGATTTTGATAGAACAAAACTAGCCGTATTTAATTATTGTTTTAGCAAAAGAATATCTAATTATTCTACTATAGATAGTCAGAAATTAAATGATGTATATGTATTAGCCGCTGAGTATTACTTTGGCGATACCATGAAGGGTAAATATACTAGCCTTGGAGAAGAATTAACAAAATTATTTGAAAATATACTTGGTGATAAAAACCATGTTCTAAGCGAAGACGAAAAAGTAAAATTAAAAAATACTTTTGGTGGTTTAGCTTGGAGCTTGATTCAATGATTATTCTACCAATAAAAAATCTAAAAGTAATACTAGATAAAGTATTTTCATCAACTGGCTATTCTTTTAAAGATTTATATATTAAACTTCCACAACCACTAAATATGACATTTGGTATTGTTGAAGAAGATAAAATATCTTTAAAGTTTATTGATCAATTGCCAAAGATTAGCTGGAAAAAGTTCATTACTATTTCTGCTTTAATACAAGAAATTATATTAGATAATGATGGTGGAGTTATAAAGATAAAGTATTTTCCAGATTTAAAATTTCAATATTCTAAATCAGAAACAACAAATTTTTATTCGTCACCTATCATTTTAGAAGAACTGTATGATGAAATAATGGCAGAATATCCAGACGAAGAGCGTAGAAAAATTGCTAGCCTGTGCTTGCATTACGCTAACGAGTGGGTTACAATGTGTTGTGCCTCTGGCGTAAGTGTAGACGAAATAGTATCAAATAAAGATTCGAAAAAAAATTGTTATCGTTTTGTAAAAGAAAGTATAGTAAATAACGAAAATAAACACGGCTCTATTGTAATAAGCTTTATACTTATATATGTTATATTGCCAATAATATTGAAGTGGATAATAGAGCGTATTTTTAAAAAATTAAGTAGTTGAAATATCTAACAAACAAAATAATATAGGAGTAATATATATGTTGGTGATGAAAAGGAGTGGCGAATTTGAAGAATACAATGTAGAGAAGATACATAAGGTTGTGGAGTGGGCAACTAAAGATATAAACAACGTATCTTTTTCCGATATTGAAATGAACGCACACCTTTCATTACGTGAAAAAATAACTACACAAGAAATACATCAAATATTGATTAAGTCTGCAAATGATTTAACATCAAAAACTAATCCAAACTATCAATATGTCGCTTCTAGACTATTGAATATGTCACTTAGAAAAGATCTTTGGGAGAGATATGATTCTCCACCCTCTTTATATGATCATATTTGCAATAATGCTAGTCAAGAGGTATATGACAGTAATTTATTTACAAAGTGGACAAAAGATGATATTAATGAAATAGAAAAGTCAATAGATCATGATAGAGATTATTTATTTACATATGCTGGATTACAGCAAATGATAGATAAATATCTTGTAAGAAATAGAAGTACTGGAAAAATATATGAAACTCCACAGTTTGCTTATATTTGTATAGCACTATCTTTATTCAATACTGTGGAAGAAGTTTTAGAGGCATATGAATATTTTTCTACACATAAAATAAATCTACCAACACCAATTATGGCTGGAGTAAGAACAAAAATAAAACAATTTGCTAGTTGTGTTTTGGTTGATGTAGAAGATGATTTAAACTCAATATTTTCAAGCGTACACGCTGTTGGTAAATATACCGCAAGAAGGGCTGGCATAGGTTTAAATGTTGGTCGTATTAGGCCAATTAATTCTAGTATTCGTGGTGGTGAAGTTATACATACTGGCTTAATACCATATCTAAAAATATTTGAATCAACAGTTAAGGCCACTAGTCAAAATGGTATTCGTGGTGGTTCTGCTACTGTTCACGTTCCATTTTGGCACTATGAAATAGAAGATATAGTTACTTTAAAGAATAATGCTGGAACTGACGATAATAGAGTTAGAAAGCTAGATTATTCTGTACAGTTTAATAAATTATTCTACGAACGTCTTATTAAGAATGAAGATATTACTTTATTTAGTCCAGAAGAAACTGGTGGGCTATATAGTTCAATGAATGATAATGATGATTTTAAAAGACTATACGAAAAATACGAACACACTAGAGGCATAATGAAAAAGAAGATCAGTGCCAGAAAATTAGCAGAAGTATTCGCAAAAGAAAGACTAGAAACTGGTCGTATTTATGTCATGAACATTGATAATGCCAATGAACACGGTTCTTGGTTAAAGCCAGTTTACATGAGCAATCTTTGTCAAGAAATTATTCATCCAACTGAGCCAATTAAATCAATAGACGATCCAGATGGAGAAATTGGAATTTGTATATTATCTGCACTTAATCTACTACAGCTTGATTCTGAAGAAGATATAGAAAAAGCATGTTCTATAACTGTTAAAACATTAGAATCAATTATTGATTATCAAGACTATCCAGTATTAGCTGGAGAAAATTTTACAAAGAATAGACGATCACTTGGTATAGGAATAACAAACTTTGCTGGATATCTTGCAAAAAATAAATTAAAATATGATGATCCAGATACTTTAAAGTTTGTACATACTACAATGGAAAAAATACAATGGTATTTACTTAGTGAATCATGTAGATTAGCAGAAAAGTTTGGACCATGTAATAAGTTTAATGAAACAAAATATTCTACAAATCTTTTACCAATAGATTGGTACAAAAAAACAGTTGACGAACTGGTAAAGCCAGAGTATACTATGGATTGGGAAGGTTTACGAAATAGAATAGCACAACATGGTCTGCGACATTCAACATTAACTGCTATAATGCCATGTGAATCTTCTAGTGTTATTCAAAATAGCACAAATGGTATTGAGCCAGTTAGAAATCTTATGTCTTATAAAAAAGCAAAAAATGGTGTTTTAAAACAACTAGTGCCAAATTATGCTTCAAGAAAGAATTTTTATACACTTGCTTGGGACATGAAAGACAATAAGGCTATTTTAAATATTTGTGCGGTATTACAAAAATTTGTAGACATGAGTATTAGTGTTAATTTATATTACAATTATTCACATTTCCAAGATGGAAATATTCCATTAAGCACGTTGATTAAAGATCAGATATACGGTTATAAGTATGGTATCAAGAATTTTTATTACTGTAACACACCAGATTCTGATGGTGCTACAGAAAAAGAATTATCTAACAACTGTGAAAGTGGAGCATGTGCAATATGAAACGAAGAGATTTTTTAATATCGACAAGTGTTGCTGGTTTAACTGCAACATATAATAATATTAGTTTTTCTATCAACTATAACAATGATCCAAAGTTTACCGCAAATGATAATAGCGTTATATATCTATATCTTAGTGGCGGACCAACACATATTGAAACATTTAATCCTCTTCCATTAGCACCATCTGATAGAAAATCTATTACTGGTAATATACATACAAAGATACCGGGTTTTGCTATTGGTGGAATGTGGGATAAAATAGCAAATCAAACTAATAAATTAACTATAGTAAATAGTTTTCACCATTCTGATCCAAACCATGAAAGTGCTACACATTGGATGTTAACTGGAGAAAGAACTACTCCAAATAGCCCACCAAAGTGGCCCAGCTTTGGTAGCGTTGTCGCCGGTCAGTATGGAACAAATATAAAAAATGGTCTACCTTCTTATATTAAATTAAATACAATTCAGTATGATGGTGCCGCATGGATGGGTACTAAATATATGGGCTATACGGCAAACAAAGAAGGCGTAAACGATCTATTTATGAAGAATGAAAAGAAATTCAATGATAGAATGAAAATGCTAGAAGTTCTTGAAAAGCATAGTCCCATACCAGATGATCGTAATGCCAATGCTTGGCTTGAACTAAGAAGTCAAGCTGTAGATGTATTGACAGGAAAAGCGGGTGAGGCTTTCTTAATAGAAAAAGATAAAGACTTTGATAACTATAAAGATAGTCAGCTTGGAAAAGATATGCTTACTGCTATTAGGCTTGTAGAGGCTGGTGTCAAATTTGTTACCATTAATTATGGTGGATGGGATATGCATGATAATATATTAAATGGTCTAAAAAGTAAAGTACCAGCATTAGATCATGTGTTATCAATGTATTTTAATTCAGCAGAACAAAGAAATATCAACTATAGAAATCTATTAGTAATGAGTGGTGACTTTGGAAGAACACCAAAAATTAATAAAGATGCTGGTAGAGATCATTGGCCGCATTTAGTTCCACTATTAATAGCATGTGATACATATGAAATGAATAGAGTAATTGGTACTTCTGATAACAATGGAGAGAGGCCCGTAGATCATCCATTTGAACCAGAAGATTTAAAATGGACAATTTTAGAACATATGGGTGTAAAGAAAGATGCGGATTGGTATAGTATAGAAAACAGACCAATGATGTTCGTACAAGAAAAAGCCAAAAATATTCTGAGGTATACAAGTTAATATGCAAACAATACTTAATAAAAAAAATGTAAACTATCTAGAGCAACCATTATTCTTAGGTGAAGATCTATCTCTACAGAGATATGATAAGTTTAAATATCCAGTATTTTTTGATCTATATAAAAAGCAGCTAGAATTTTTCTGGAGGCCAGAAGAAATAGAATTAAAAAAGGATAGAAATGATTTTAAGAATGATGATATAATGACTCCAAATGAGCGTTTCATTTTTACATCTAATCTTAAGTATCAGACAATGATGGACTCTGTAATTTGTCGTGGAGTACCAACATTACTAAGTTATGTTTCTAATCCAGAATTAGAGGCATGTATGAACGTCTGGCAATTTTTTGAGCAAATTCATAGTTATAGTTATACATATATTATTAAAAATGTGTATAGCGACCCTAGCGAAATTCTCGATAGTTGCTTAACAGATAAAGAAATATTAAAGAGGGCAGATGTAGCAATTAAAGAGTATAATGCTCTTAGGGAGCTTGGTAATTCAACCAAGAAAAAAGATCTTAAAAAACAGATATATTTAACGCTAATAAGTGTAAATATATTGGAAGCAATTCGTTTTTATGTATCATTCATATGTGCGTTTGCTTTTGCGGAAAATAAAAAAATGATAGGTAACGCTGATATTATCAAGCTTATAAAAAGAGACGAAGCGTTACATCTATATAACACACAAGAAATAATAAAGATTTTACGCACTGTTCCAGAAGAGGGATTTGTTGACATAGCCTCAGAATGCGAAGAAGAGGCTTGTAGAATGTTTGATTCTGCCGCCAGTGAAGAAAAGGCGTGGTCACAATATCTATTTAAAGATGGCTCAATCATAGGTTTAAACGATAGGGTAATGAGCGAATATGTTGATTGGCTATGTATGACAAGGCGTAAGAATATAGGTCTTCCATATGAAAAAGGATATAAAAATCCAATTGCAGGATGGACAGATCCGTGGATGAATAGTGAATCTGTTCAAGTTGCACCACAAGAACATGAAATCACTTCATATAAAATTGGTGCTAGTAAAAATGATTTAGGGGATATTGACTTAGGAGGACTATTATGAGCTTTTTGCCAACATGTATTGGTGACAATCAAGAATTATATTCAATAACATTAAACAGCAATTTTGCTTCTCCATCACCAGATGTAGGAATTGTATTAAATCACCAACATGCAAAAGTTCCAACAAAAGCTAATTTAACGGACGCTGGTTGGGATTTATATTCAATAGAAGATGCTGTTATACCACCAAAACAAAGAAAAACAATAAATACTGGCATTATGATGGAAATTCCAGACACTATGGCTGGCCTAATTTGGCCCCGTTCTGGACTATCTGTAAAACATGGTCTTGATGTATTAGCTGGTGTCGTAGATGCTGGCTATAGAGGGGAAGTTATGGTATGTTTGTACAACACTTCTTTTAGTTCTGTACGAATCAATATCGGGGATAGAATCGCGCAGATTATATTCCAAGAAGTTCCTCGCGTGACTATGCGGGTTTTAGAAACGCTTGGCTCTTCGCAAAGGGGAGATAACGGCTTTGGCAGCACCGGAGCATAACAATTCGTTTAAAAAAACAAAGAAGCAAAAAACAAAAGACGTAAATCAAACCAATCCTTTAGAAGCAAAAACGGAGAATCAAAAAGACTATATTCTATCTATAATAGAAAATGATATTACATTTTGTATAGGACCATCTGGCACTGGTAAATCTTTTATTGCTGCTGGAATAGCATCTGAACATTTATGTAAAGATAAAATAGAATCTATTATAGTTACAAGACCACTAGTGTGTACCGGTAAAGATATAGGATCACTACCGGGTGAATTGAATGAAAAGATAAAGCCATATTTAGCACCTATGACAGAAAATCTAAAATATTTTCTTGGTAGAGATAAATTTGGACTTTATGTAAATACTAATAGAATTAGATTTGAACCACTTGAAACTATGAGAGGAATGACGTTTCATAATTCATATATGATTTTAGATGAAGCCCAAAATTGTACTATGGAACAGATCAAAATGTTCATAACAAGAATGGGTAAAAATTCTAAAGTCATTATTAATGGTGACATGAAACAAACCGACCTATTTAATAAAAGTGGACTATCTTTTTGCTTAGATAGACTAAATAATTTAAATGGTGTCGGAATCTGTAAATTAGACTACCATGATATACAGAGGAACGGAATTATAGCCAGTGTGCTATACGCTTTGGAGCAATAATGTTATACGATTATTCCTGTACAAGTTGTGATCATAGGGTGATAGATCATTATCAATCCATACATGATGATCCTATTACCCTATGTCCAAGTTGTGGTTCACATTCTCTACAGAGACAAATCACTGGAGGTCTTGGTGCCTTTGTCAAAGATGTAAAAACTATAGGTCAATTAGCAGATAAAAATTGGTCTAAGGTTGGAACATATAAAAGATCAGAAATAGAGACACAGCAAAAAGAAAAAGAGGCACAAAATCAATCTCTATTTTCTCAGTTTGGAAAAGCAAGTAAAAAACAAATTAATAAAATGACCGCTGAACAAAAACAAAAATATATTATTACAGGTGATACATGAAATTTGTAGATTCTTATGTTAAAAAAGATTTTCAAGCTCAAACAACAGAGCAATTATATAATAAGTCTGGTGAACTATGCTCAGACAGTGAAAAGGTTTTTGCAAAAGTAGTTGAAATAAACACAAGCAATAACAAGCAAATAAAATATCTTATAGCTACTAATAATAATATTCCATATGATCCAAATGGTATAGATAGTCATAGAGAATCTAATCTAACTATAAATCTTAAGTCTGTTTCAAAGTCTGTTTTTGATTATTATGTTCTATATCTAAGAACAAAAAATTCTCTATATATGACTAGGACACAAAGGAGTTATATCAATGTCTAAAACTGGACCAATAGGACAAGTAGAAGCTTTTTATATAGAACACCATTACAAAACATTAACAGATCAAGAATTAGCAAACGTTTTAGATAGAAAAGTAGAAACCATTAGAAAATATCTAAAGCAAAACTTTGGATCTTCCAAGACTACTATTAGGGCTGGAGATCACTTTGCTAAAAGTAAAGGTTCTATAGTAATGACAGAAACCGCATCTATGATAGGTGACGGAAAAAGAAAGACAACTAAAAAACCATCTGATTGCGTAACTAAGATTAAACATGATTGATTTTATTTTTGGATATGAAAACTGGAGAAAAGTATATTCAGCATCTCCAGAATTGAAAAAAAATATATGGATTTATTTTCAAACATCAGATAATCAAGATGTTTATTTAAAAGTATATAATGATTGGTTTAAAGTTAAGTCTTGGTTATCTAATACTAATCAAAAGATAACAAAACTTGGATTAAGATATAGATCTCATCAAATAGAAGTAGAAGTAAATAATTGTGATGGAATATACTTAGTTCGTTCAATAAAGGGCGAATTTGGTGGAAGAACAAAAGAATGCTATACTATTGGTAAAATAATTGATAATCAAGTACATAAAACAATGTGGCTAACGCCAGAGTTGATAGAAGAAAGTTCATTTATAGACAATATTGAAGACTGTTTTGAAGAAGCTATAATATACTATGAACAACCCTCAAAAACCAGCACTGTTTAATCAAGACTATCAAAAACAGTGGTCAGAAACACATAAGTATAAGCATATTCATACTGGGGAATATTGCACATTTGAAGCTTATGTTGCAGAACTTATTATTCTTAGAAGAGCAGAAAAATTAAATCTTGGAAAACCATCTTATAAATTTTGGACTAAGGGTGATCCAAATCATTGGATTTGGAAAAAACAACTTGGTGCAGCAAGACAGTTAAAGAAAAAATATAGCGAAGAAGCTATATTACAAGCCATTAAATCTAAAGAATTTGATAAGTTATTAGTTCTAGGAATACAAAATGGTAGAGGTTACAAAATTAATCCGCTTGCGGAAAAGGTCATTGCGATGTATGATAGTAAGATCAAGGAAGCACAAAGCAAGCAACAGTGTACCACAGATATTGAAATAGATAACAAAGAATTACAATCTAGAAAAACACAGTCTATATCAAAAAATAAAACGATGTTTAATAAACTGAGGGATTTATGAATAAAACAAAGAAAAAGGCTACTAGTAAGTTTGAAGCAGATAGCGTAAGCAATTCTGTCATTAGTAAATATGGAGACGTTGTAAGAAGTGGTACAGAAGTACTTGAGTCAATAAATAGTCTAGAAGTAATTGGCGTGTCTCCAGCATTAGATATTGCACTTGGTGGTGGATTAAGAGAAGGTTCTGTTATTGTTATGACAGGAGATCCAAAGAGTGGAAAGACAACTACCGCATTACACTTTGCCGCAAAGTGCCAATTAAAGGGTAAGCGTGTGATTTATGTAAATACTGAAGGTAGATTATCTAAACAAAATTTTGATGGCATAAAAGGATTAAATCCAGACAATATTATTATTATTGAATCCACAGATGATCGTATTTTAACAGCGGAAGATTTTCTCAATATTATAGAATATTACATTAATAATGATCCCGGCTGTTTGATAATAGCAGACTCTTTATCTAATATGGTTCCAGCGTGTGAATTAGAAGGAGAAGTAAGAACTGGAGTAAGAAATGCTTTGCCACGATTATTATCAATGTTTTTCAAACGCATTAGTGGAACACTGATGAAAAATAAAACCATGTTAATATGTATCACACACAATATTGCTAATACTGGCGGTTCTCCATACGCACCATCTAAAATGGCAGACTGTGGAAATATGTTACAGTATCAAGCTGGAACAAACATGGTAATAACACATCGTGGCAAATGGCAAGTTCCAAAAGATACTGGCGAACACGTTGGACAAATTGCTAATTGGTCTATTAAAACATCAAACGCTGGAGGAAGACCAAATAGTACAGCAGAAAGTTGGATTCGATATGGAATAGGAATAGATGAAGTACAAGAGGTAATACAGATTGCCTGTGAGTTTAGATTAATAAAAGCTAGTGGTGCTTGGTATACAATACAATGTGCCGTTGATGATACCTCAAATCCAGTTATTGCTAAATACCTCAGTGAAAATAATGCTTCATCTGTGGATGATATTGAAAGAGCATTAAAGTTTCAAGGTTCTAATAATCTGTGCGAATTTCTTACCACCCATGAAGATATAGCACAGTTTGTATTTCAAAAAATTAAGGAACTTTATTGAATGAAAATAGTAGGAATTAATGGTAAAGAATATATTTGGAATTTGTCAAGTTATGATGTCAAAGCCGACGATAAACGTGCCAGATCAAAATATCATCTTAGAGCAAGAAAACTATTAAAAGAAATATATCATAGCTATAGAATACTTGAAGAGGTAAAATTACCCGGAAGTACTGCATTGCATAGAAAAGGCGTTTTATATCTTGATTTTTATATACCACAAATAAAATCTGCATTTGAGGTTCATGGTCAACAACATTATGAATTCTGTCCTTTCTTTCATAAAAGCAAGGCTGATTTTATACTTGCACAAGCCAAAGATTGTGATAAAATAGAGTGGTGTAGATTGAATGGAATTAAGATGGTTACATTAAAATATTCTGACTCAAATGAAGATTGGAGACAACAAATTGTCAACCGCTAAAGAAAATCTGGAACAACATATAAAAGATATTGACGACTATATCAATAGTCACAATACAAAGTTCTCATCTTTTAGAGAAGAATTTTTATTAGTGGCTGACTTACCGCTAGATACGCTCAAAAAATTAACAAAGGATGAGCTATTTGATAATGCGTATATTTTATATAGTTATGCTTCTTATATTCAAGATGATATAAATAGGAATAAAATTGCATTAGATTGGTGCAATGATCAAATAGAAAAGTTGATTGTAAAGCATAATGATTCTTTTGATAAGTACACTAAGCATGAATCAAAGAAGCAAATTATAGCACAAGACAATGTTTATGCAGCAAAGGTAGATCAAATGAGATTAGTTGCTGAGTCAAGATTACAAGCATTAGACGGTAAAGTTTATGAAATAAAGAGAAAAGCAGATATTCTATTAGAAAAAGGAAAAAGATCATGAGTATGGAAGATTTTATTAAGACACTTAATGAAGAACAAAAGAAGGCATTACTAAAGGCTCTAAATGAAAATTCACCAACAATACAGTCAGTGCCAAAAGAAGTAAATGAGCAAACAAAGAAAGCTATTAATCAAAGTTTTATTACAGAGAGTAAACCAAATATTCAAAACCATAAAAGGAGAGAACCAGTGAGGGCTAGAAAAAACGAGTGGGAAGATACTGGAGAACTTAGGGACATTACTACTCCAGAATATGAAAGAACTCCAAGGCGTAAACCACAACAAAATAAGACAGAAGTAGAATGTCATGTATGTGGTAAGTCATTTAAATTAGATCAAAGATTCGTGTATGGAGAATATCATCGTTGCAATAAGTGCATTGGAAGAAAATAATTATGAGTGATAAGTTGCTAGACGTTGGGGCTGAAAGAGCAGTGCTATCTATTCTAGTACAGAACGGAATAGATTCTTATATTGTAATATCTGATCTTATTAGTGCAGATACTTTTGGTAATACGAATAATCAAATTCTATATAAATGTATAGAACGCATTATATCAAATGAACAAAAGGTAGATATAACATCTTTATTATCAGCCGCCACACAGTTAAGTGTAATTGATATTCTTAATACGCCACAAGAATTAAAGTATATTAAATCTCTATTTGACTTTCCAGTAAATAAAGACAATATACTTAGTTTTGCTGCACAAATTAAGAAGTTTGAGTTTGCCCGCAAGATAAAGCAACTAACTCATAAGATAAATAAAGATATTGATACCATAAATGGTACAGAATCAATTAATGATATTATTGGAATCCTTGAAAATCCAGTAGTAGATTTCTTAAGAGAAGATGATGGTGGTGAAAGACCAACAAAGATTGGTTCAGATATCAATAACTATATAGAATTTCTAGTAGAAAACAAATGTGATATCATTGGAATACCAACTGGATTTAATAAATTTGATGAAGCTATTGGTGGCGGATTAAGAAGGAAGTGCGTTGATCTAGTTGCAGCAAGACCAAAGGTTGGAAAGAGCGTATTTGCTGATAATGTAGCATTAAACGTTGCATCAAAACAAATTCCAGTATTAATGCTTGATACAGAAATGAGTAAAGAAGATCATCTAAATAGACTACTATCTAATATTAGCGGTGTTCCAATCAATGAAATTGCAACTGGTAAATTTACAGATGATCAAGAAAAATATGAAAAGGTAGTATTGGCATGTAAAAAGCTAGAAAATATATCTTATAATTATGTTAGTGTCGCTGGTAAGCCATTTGAGCAAATTCTAAATTTAATAAAGCGATGGGTTGTTCAAGAGGTAAAAACTGATGAAACCGGTAAGACAAACGACTGTTTAATTATATATGATTATTTAAAATTAATGTCGTCAGAATCTATCACAAATAATGTACAAGAATATCAAGCTCTTGGATTTCAAATTACTTCGTTGCATAATTTATGTGTTAAGCTCGATATTCCATGCTTATCATTTGTACAGCTAAATAGAGATGGTATAACGAGAGAAAGTACTGATGCGGTTAGTGGATCGGATAGATTAATATGGCTATGTACGTCTTTTTCCATATTTAAGTTAAAATCACCAGAAGAATTGGCTGAAGATGGTCCAAATGCTGGAAACAGGAAATTAGTTCCAGTTGTCACTAGGCATGGCGGTGGACTAAATGATGGTGATTATATAAATATGGTAATGCAAGGTTCTCATTCTAAATTAATAGAATTAAGAACTAGAAATGAATTTAAAAATCAACCAGTTGGTGATACCGGTCTAGTTGACAATAATGATATTCAAAGGATAAGAGATGGACTTGAATCAGATCAAGATTCAGCTACAGAATAATTATCAGTTAGTTTTTGATAGACTAGACATGAAATATGAAGTTATTGGTGATAACTTATATTCTACATGTCCTATTCATCATGGAAGTGATAATCCAAGAGCTTTCTCATATTCTATTCAAAAAGGATACTGGAAATGTTGGACTAGAGATTGTCAATGTGATCATAAGAATGATATTTTTGGATTGATTAAAGGAGTTTTATCAGAAAAGAATGGTAAAGATTTACAGTTTTCTGATGTATTAAAATGGTCTTGTGACTTATTACAGGTAAAAAAAGTAAAACAAAGTAAAATACATGATATTACAGTATCCGACGATATAACAGATCAAATTTTATCTATTTTTTGTAATAGTGAAACATACAAACAACAAAATCTTAATATAGAATATAATCCAAGTTTTACACATGAATATTTTACACAAAGAGGATTTAAGATAGATACACTAAAACACTTTGATGTTGGTACAGATACTAAAATCACATCCATGAAAGATAGAGTTATAGTACCCATACACGATAAGGATGGACAAAATATTGTGGGACTTATAGGAAGATCGGTAAAAGAATATAAGTTACCAAAGTTTTTATTGTATCCAAAGGGTTTTGACAAAAGATATTATCTCTACAATTATCATAGAGCAATACAAAGAGCCTCAGAAACATCGTGCCTATTTATTACAGAAGGACAGGGCGATGTTTGGAGACTATATGAAGCTGGAGTTATGAACGCTGTTAGTATTTTTGGTAAAACAATAGCAAAAGAACAAGAAGATATATTATATAAATTACCAATTACACATTTAATAATATTAACAGATAATGATCAAGCTGGAAGAGAATCTAAGATACAAATAAAAAGACAATTCAATAGGATGTATAAATTATCTTTTCCAAAGATATATGGTAAAGATATTGGAGATATGTCAGTAGAACAAATACAAACAAAGATCTTAAATAATCTAAAAGGTGCATATTAACATGACTAAAATTATCGGTATATCTGGAAGAAAACAAGCTGGTAAAAATACAACAGCTAATTATATAAATGGAGAAATCCTAAAGAAGTATAAAATGATAGAAAGTTTCTATATTGATCCTTCTGGAAACTTAGTTATAGAAACACAAAATTCTTCTGGTAAAAGTGGATATGGAATTTTAGATGTAATAAGGAAAGACGATACGTTTATAGAATATGCAGAAAGAGAACTTTGGCCCTATGTTAAGATATATCACTTTGCAGATCCTTTAAAGGAATTATCCATAGCTTTATTTGGATTAAATCATAAGCAAGTATATGGAACAAATGAAGATAAAAATACTGTAATAAATATAGATTGGAAAGACGTTCCACTTAATGAAAATAAAAGTGGACTAATGACATCTAGAGAATTCTTACAATACTTTGGTACAACCATTGTTAGAAAAATATATCCACAAGCTTGGGTAAATGCAACAATTAACTCAATCCTAGCAGAAAAGCCAGAAGTTGCTATCATACCAGATGTTAGATTTCCAAATGAAATATCTGCAATAAAAGAAAATAATGGTATTATATTAAGATTAACAAGAGATATATATAATAGCGATCATGAAAGTGAGTGTATTTTAGATCAAAATAATTATGATTGGTCAAATTTTGATTTTATAGTAAATAATAATCAAGGAGACATTGGCAATTTGTGTTCTCAACTACAAAAATTAAACTTTATATGGAATTAATATGATTGTAACATACGTTAGATCTTCTAGTTATAATAACTATGCTTATTGTGAGATGCAATATTTTATTACATATGTTCTTGGGTATCAGTCTTTAAGTGGAAAAAAGGCAGACCTTGGAACAATTATCCACAAGGTAATGGAATCATTAGCCAAGCTTAAAAAAGAACTACAAGATAATCCAAAGAGTAAAAAAATAACTATTAATGATGATGCTGTAGGAAATATATCTGTAGGTTCAGCAGCATTATTTAAAAAAGAAATTGTGAGTCAATTACTAGAAAAAAGCTTTGATTTTTATACTAATAAGTCTCATAATACATTTTCAAAATATGATAAAAATGATTGTCTAGAATTATGCTTTAGTGCGTTAAATTTTAACAATGGACAATTTGATCCAAGAAATAGAAAGATTATTGCCGCAGAACCACATTTTGACATTCCAATAGAAGAAGATTGGGCAAAATACGAATATGAAATAGACGGTAAAAAGATTAAGGGACAATTAGCAATAAAAGGCACAATAGATCTTGTAACAGAATCTGAGCCGGGAATTATAGAAGTGGTCGATTGGAAAACTGGAAGAAGGTTAGATTGGGCTACTGGAGAAGAAAAAACATACGCTAAATTAGGCAAAGATCCACAATTATTGCTATATAATTATGCAATATCTAAGCTTTTTCCAGAATATAAACAGTCAATTATGTCCATATTTTTCATTAAAGACGGTGGGCCATTTTCACTATGTTTTGACCAAAATGATCAGACCATATTCTTAAATATGCTTAAGGATAGATTTAAGGAAATACAGAAAAACAACAAGCCAAGACCTATTTCTGATGATAGAAGTAACTGGAAATGCACTAAATTATGCCATTTTTGTAAAAATAACTGGAAAGACACAGACCAGAGTATGTGTGTATATATAGATAGATATTTACAAGAAAATGGTATGCAAAAGACTGTCAATGATTGTAAAAGAGAAGATTTCGACATAGGTTTTTATGAATCCCCCGGTTGAGCATTGAAAAATGAAAAAATTATTAACAATTGGAATGGCAACTTATGATGATTATGATGGTGTATTCTTTACCATACAAGGCTTAAGAATGTACCATGAAGCATGTAATACAGATGTGGTAGAATATGTTGTTCTAGATAATAATCCAAATAGTGAAAGTGGTAAAGCAACTCAGAGATTTGTCGAAAACGGATTAAATAAACTTGGTAGATATATACCAAAAGAAGATAAATGCTCTAGTTTTAATAAATATGAAATAGCAAAACACGCACTCGGAAAATATGTTCTTATTTTAGATTGTCATGTTTTATTGGTACAAAATGCCATTAACTCACTATTAGATTATTACTTAGAAAATAAAAATTGTAAAGATTTAGTACAGGGGCCATTAGTATATGATGATTTAAATAATGTTTCTACCCATTTTGATCCAAACTGGAGTGGAGATATGTATGGAACATGGGGAACAGACCATGAAAAATATAAATTAAATAAACCATTTGAAATATTAATGCAAGGCATGGGCCTATGTTCATTTGAGAAAAAGAATTGGCCCGGTATATCTGAACACTTTAAGGGATTTGGGGGAGAAGAAGGATATATAGCAGAAAAATTCAGAAGAAATGGTGGAAAGAATATATGCCTACCAAAACTGGGATGGTTGCATAGATTTGGAAGACCGCTTGGTGTAAAATATCCACTTATTCTAGAAGATAGAATATGGAACTATTTTGTTGGATGGCTTGAGATAACACAAGATCCAGAACATGAAATGATAAAGCAAATTTTTACATATTTCAAGCCAAAAATACCAGAAGGTAGTATAGAGAATATTTTTTCACAAGCTAAAAATTTAATATTTAAATAGGAGAATATTATGCCAATTCCATCAAGAAGAAAAGATGAGCAAAAAGATAATTTTGTTTCTCGTTGCATGAGCAATGAGACAATGAAAAAAGATTATCCAGATGAAAAACAAAGAGTGGCTATTTGTATACAACAGGCAACAGCAGATTGTAATTGCATAGAAGCCGCTGATTTTCAGATGCAAATTGAGGCATATGGATATGAAGAAGAATTAAATGAAGATAATTTTTATGTCCCAACATCGGCAGAGTATGTAGATTTTGGAGAAACAACAGAAGAATGGGACTGTGCGGCAGAAAAGCCCGGTCTATGGGAAAATATTCGCAAGAAAAGAGAACGTGAAGGAAAAAACTATAAGCCAGCAAAGCCGGGAGATCCAGATAGACCAAGCAAAGATGCTTGGAAAAAGGCTCAGTCTGGTAGCGGAGACGAGATGGCTATAGAACAAATACAAAAAATGCACGATCAGTTAATGTCAGTTGTCATGAAGCTGAAGTTAATGGAAATAGAATTTCAAGATTGGACTAAAGATATGATTTCTAAAGCAGAAATATATGTGCAAAATGTGTTTGATTTTGTTACATATTATGAGCCGGGTAAATATGAGGATGAATATGTTGAAGAGTCTCCAGAAATGGAAAATGAAGATGATATGGAAACAGAGTCAAAATTCCAATATAAAGACCCTGTAACGCAAGAAATATATACATATAATAGGCGTGGAGTTTATGAAAAAAATGGTAATCCTTTAATATTTGTTGGTAAAGCAGCAGAATATCAAGGACGTAAGGTGACACTAAATAAACCATTTAGAACTCCCAGTGGCCCAAAGAAGTTTGCTGTATATACCAAAAATGAAAGTGGTAATGTTGTTATCGTTCGTTTTGGTGATCCAAATATGAAAATAAAAAAGAACATACCAGAAAGAAGAAAGAGTTTTAGGGCAAGACATAATTGTGATAATCCCGGTCCAAAGTGGAAAGCAAGATATTGGTCTTGTAAGGCTTGGTAAGTAATAAATAATATATATGTACATTGCGGAATGAAAAACTTCCGCAGTGTGCATAACTTGCTTTTTTAGTTTGCAGATGCTATAATAATGTATCGCGTTGAAATAAGAGGGAAAATATATGTTGAATTGGTCGCCGTTGATAAATTATACTCATTATAGTCTTTTGCGTGGTTTTTCTAAGCCAAAAGAACTTGCAAAAAAGTGTAAAGAAAATGGATATTCAGCATGTGGAATAGCTGATTATAAGACTATTTCTGGTGCAATATCTTTTTTCAAGGCTTGTAAAGACGCTGGCATTAAGCCAATAATTGGATGTTCATTTGATAATTATATTTTATTCGCAAAGAATAAAAATGGCTGGCTAGATTTAATAGAATTAGTTTCATCATTAGATGAAGATGAAAATCTTCCGTCTGAATTGTGTAAAGAAATATTTGCAAAACAAAATCTCATTTGTCTATCTGATAAAAAGTATACTGCTCTTGGTGAGGATTCTTATGCATATTCTACGCTAACCCCAAAAAGCTATTACATAGATCAATCGGATGCAGAATTGCATAGAATATTACTTTGTTCAAACATGAAGACGACATTACCAAAAGTACAAAAGCAAATTAGAAAAGAAGAATTACCAGAAGACATAAAAGACTTTTTCATAAAAGACAATAAATATTTGTGGTCTTCTAAAGATTTAGAACATGTAAAGTATTCAAAAGAACAGGCAAAAGACTTGGAAGAAATACTAAGTAAGTGCGAAGAATATAATATACTAAATCAACCAATGCTTCCAAGATTTGATTGTCCAAATGGAATATCAGAAGAAGAATATTTAAAAGAATTATGTCGTGATGGATGGAGAAGATTATTAATATCCACAAATAAAGTTAATTCTCCAGATGCCAAAAAATTATATGGAGATAGATTTAACGAAGAACTTGGCGTAATTAATAGAGCAAATCTGTTCGGATATTTTCTAATAGTTCAAGACATTATTAGATATGTTAATAATCAAGGATGGTTATCTGGTCCCGGCAGAGGAAGTGCTGCTGGATGTTTAATATCTTATCTTCTTGGGATTACACAAATAGATCCATTAGAATATGATCTATTATTTAGTAGATTCTATAACGATGGAAGAAATTCTAAAGACCATATATCATTACCAGATATAGATATGGACGTTCCAAGTAAGAAAAGAGATAATGTCATTGAATATCTAAAAACAAAATATGGCAATGATCATGTGAGTCAAATGTTAACATTTGGTAGATTACAGGGTAGAAGTGCTATTAAAGAAGTATTGAGAGTGTACGAAGCGTGTTCATTTGCAGAAATGAATACGATTACCAAATATATTCCAAATGAGGCAGAAATATCAGATCAACTTGCGGATATGGATGATGACGAAAGATCAATTATTCGTTGGGCATTAATAAATAACTCCAAAGAATTAAGAGACTTTTGTTATATTAATGATGATGGTAAATTAGATGGTGAATATGCAGAATACTTTAAACAAGCAATAGCAATAGAGGGTACTTTTAAAACACAAGGAAAACATGCGGCTGGAGTTGTAATTTCAGCAGAACCATTATATAAAGCATGTCCAATGGTTAAAGAAAAGGGATCTAATGAAAAAATTGCTGGATTAGAAATGTCAGATTTGGAAGCCTTGGGTCATGTAAAATTTGATATTCTAGGCTTATCATTATTAGATAAAATAATGCACATAAAAGAGAAAGAGAAGGTGTCTCATTAATAGAGATTATATAATATTTGATTTTGAAACTGGATCTCGTAATCCAAATAAAACACAACCAACTCAAATTGCCGCACTAGCATTAGATGGTAGAAATCTTAAGCTTAAGGGACAATTTAATAGTGAAATTAAACCAGTGCTTGATGATGAAAAAGCAATCAGTCTTGGGTTAGATCCAATAGAAGATGAAGCACTAAAAATAACACACAAAACTAGAGAACAGTTAGAAAATGCTCCAACAGTAAAAGTAGTTTGGAATAAGTTTATTAAATTTGTTGGGCAATATAATTGGAAGAATGATCCATTTTATGCACCAATACCTGTTGGATTTAATATTCTTGGGTTTGATATGATAATCATTGATCGTTTATGTAGAGAATATGGCCCTTGGGATAAAGATAGAGAGAAACAAAAACTATTTAGTCGTGTTTATAAATTTGATATTATGGATAATATTTTTGCATGGACAGAAGGTGATCCATCAATCAAGTCTATAAGCATGGATTCATTAAGAGATATAATGGGATTGTCAAAAGAAAATGCACACGATGCATTGCAAGACGTTAAAGATGAAGCTAATATTTTTATAAAGCTAATGAAAACACATAGAGCCGTTTACCAAAACATGAATTTTGAAAAAGCCTTCGCAAATAAGGAATTATATGTCAAATAAACAATTACAATTATTCGAAAATGACGAACCAAAAATTTTAGATTTAGACTTTATAGATGTAAGCAAAATCAATGTTAAATTTATTGGCGAAAAAGAAATGCATAGAAAATCAAATATAATGATAAGTAAATTAAATTCTATTGAACAGGGTAAATATTTTCTGCATAAAAATGTTGGTGGTTTTCCATATGTAATTGGTCCTAAAAACAATAAGCTAACCGTAAATACTACAAGAAATCAATATCCTTGTATTGGAATCGGTGGTATTGTTATTGCGATGCATAGATTGGTTGCTTTAGCATTTATAGAAAATGATGATACAAATAAAAAGTTAGAGGTAGATCATATAAATGATGATAAATCAGATTTTAGAGTAAATAACTTACAATGGGTAACAAACGGGTTTAATAGCAAAAAAGCTCAATCTTATAAGAAAAATAACGATGGAATATAACGATAAAAAAACTTGGCAACTGTTTGCCGATGGAAAAACCAAGGGCATTTTTCAACTAGAAAGTAATCTTGGTAAATCGTGGGCAAAAAAGTTACAACCTAAAAATATTGAAGAGTTATGTGCATTAATAAGTATTATTAGGCCCGGCACATTAAAAGCATATGTCGATGGTAAGTCAATGACACAGCATTATGTAGATAGGAAACATGGTAAAGAAGATGTGACATATTTTCATACAGCATTAGAAGATATATTAAAACCAACTTATGGTGTTTTAATTTATCAAGAACAGAGTATGCGTATAGCACAAAAAATTGCTGGATTTAATCTACAAGAAGCAGATACGTTACGTAAAGCAATTGGCAAAAAGAAAGCCGACCTTATGAATGAAGTTAAAAAGGCATTCATTGAGGGTTCTATACGTATTGGATTAGTAACAAAGGAAGAGGCAGAACAAATCTTCGAATGGATTGAAAAGTCTTCAAGATATTCTTTTAATAAATCTCACGGTATTAGTTACGCTGTATGTTCTTATCTAAGTGCATATCATAAAGCACATTATCCTAAAGAATTCTTTTTATCATATTTATATCATGCTACAGAAAAGCAAGATCCACATAGAGAAATATATGAATTAATTTCTGAAGCAAAGCTTTTTGATATAGAAGTAAAAGCACCAAATTTATCTAATTATAATATCAAATTTAATATAAAGGGTAATACCATATTCTTTGGTATAAAAGATATAAAATCATTAACTGGAAATACTGGAGACAAGTTAATAGAATCCATACAAGAGGTAGAAAAAGAATTGAATAAAAAGATTACGTCATTTACTTGGCTAGAAATCTTATTATTTTTATCTCCAAAAGTAAATTCCTCTGCATTTAAAACATTGGCATCAATAGGTTTTATTAAGGGATTTTCAGAAATTATTAGTAGAAATAAGGCACTTTATGACTATGATATCTTTAAAAATCTAACTAATAGTGAAAAGAACTGGTTATTTGAAAACTATAATAATCATAAGTGGCCCAGTTTAATTGATGCATTGAAAGCTCTTGCACCAACCAAAAAAGAGGGCGGTGGAACAAGTAAAGTAGAACGCAAACAAATTATTCAAAACGAAATACAATTATTAATAGATCCACCATATGATCTAGAAGATGATCCAGCTTGGATAATAGATCAAGAAACAAAGTTTTTAGGATGCCCAGTTTCATTATCTAAAATTGAGGTTTCTGATACGTCTGCTGCAAATACAACATGTAAAGAAATTGTCAATGGTAAACGTGGTAAAGATCTATGTATTGTTGCAAACATACAAAGACTATCAGACTATAAGATAACAAAGGGCGAATCAAAAGGTAAAATGATGTCATTTTTAACACTAGAAGATGACACATGTTCTATAGACAGTGTTATAGTTTTTCCTTCTGTAAAAGAGAAGTATAAATATGTATTATATGAAGGAAATAATCTAATTTTTTGTGGTAGCGTTTCTGGAAAAGATGATTCTTTTATTGTTGACGCAATACATGAAATTTAAATATTGTTTTTTTAATAGTGAAACACCTAATATACTAAGATAGGAGATAAAATGAATATTTGTTGCTTTACTGGATATCTAACAGATAATCCTCACGTTTCAGTTGTTGATGATGTAGTTTTAGCAGAATTTACAATCGTTGTATATACATATAGACGATCAAAAAATACTGGTGAAAAGACAAGAATTCCAACATTTATACAATGTGAAGCTTGGCACACTGGTGCAGAAACAATAGAAAAGTTTGCCAAAAAGGGAACAAAAATAACAGTAAGTGCTTCTGCTAAGAATTACTCTAAAGATAATAAATCAGTTATTTTTAGAGTTAATGAATTTGATTTCTGTCAACAAGATTATGAATAAATATATACCAAATAATATAATTTTAACTTGGAAAGACGTATCAATACCAGACTATATAATAAAAAATATAGCAAAATTAAATCCCGATAAGCATATTCATTTTTTTACAGATGAACAAATTATTAACTTTTTACAAAAAGATTATGGTAATAAATACGTTGACTTTTTTCATACTATAAAACATGGATATAATAAGGGGGATTTTTTTAGATACTGCTATTTGTATAAATATGGTGGATATTATTGTGATATTGATATAGAGCATATATTACCAATAGATGAATACGTAGATAATAATACTAATTTTTTCTCAGTTATATCTTGCTTAACTTATGGACATATTTTTCAAGCATTACTATATACTGAACCAAATCATCCGATAATAAAAAAGTGTATTGATGACATGTTTCATTTTGGGCCAAATCCATCAATTTCACCACAATATGTAGGACATACAACAACTTGTATGTTTAATAATATACAACAATATACTGGATTAAAATTAGCACATGGATATTTTTTAGATCAAAATGATAAAAAAATACAGATTGGTCAAGAAATAAATAAAGATAATAGACAAATTTGTATATACAATAAACTTCCGATTGCATTTTCTAGATATATAAATTACACAAGAGAAAATGGGTTCAATACATGAGAAAAAAAAGAATTCTATTTTGTAGCGAAGCTACATTTTTAAATACTGGATATGCCACATATACAAGAGAGATATTGAATTATCTTCATAGTACAAATAAGTATGAGTTGGCTGAACTTGCATCTTATGGTGAAAAGAATGATATAAGAGCAAAAAATATACCTTGGAAATTTTATGGTGTAATGCCAAACCAAAATGATAGTGATCAAGAAAAGCAAGTATACGCATCTATGCCAACCAATCAATTTGGTGAATTTAGATTTGAAGAAGTTTGCTTAGAATATCAACCAGATTTTGTTTGTGATATACGAGACTTCTGGATGTTAGATTTCGTTGAAAGATCTCCATTTAGAAATTACTTTCGCTGGGTAATCATGCCAACTGTTGATGCTTATCCACAAGCAAGACAGTGGATAGCAACATATCAATCTGCTGACGCTTGCTTGACATATTCTGATTGGGCTGGTAGAGTTTTAATGGAACAGTCTGGTGGAAAAATTAATTACTTAGGCAGTTCACCACCATCTGCACATCCAGCATATCAACCAATTGAAAATAAAACTTTACTAAAAACTTCTTTAGGATTAGATCCCAGTATTAAAATAATTGGGACTGTTATGAGAAACCAAAGAAGAAAATTATATCCAGATCTATTTAATGCATTTAGACAATTTCTGGATATGGTGGAAAATAAGAATCAATATATACTATATTGTCATACCAGTTATCCAGATTTAGGATGGGACATACCAGAACTTCTACATCAATATCAATTATCTTCACACGTTTTGTTTACTTATATATGTTCACAAACTGGGAAGCCATTTCCTTCATTATTTAAAGGGGCTATAATTCAATCACCATATAGTGGTCAATATGGTGCAACGTTATCTAATGTTCGTCAAGGATTAAGCTATGAAGATCTATCTAAAATAATTAATTTATTTGATTTGTATGTACAGTATGCAAACTGTGAGGGATTTGGTCTTCCGCAGGTGGAAGCAGCGGCTTGTGGAGTCCCTGTTGCTGGTACAGACTATTCTGCGATGGAAAGTGTACTTAGACAGCTTAATGGAATTCCAATTAAACCAAAGGCACTGTACAAAGAATTAGAAACTGGATGTTTTAGGGCAGTTCCAGATAATGCCTTGGCGGCTTCATTGTTTAAGGAATTTTTTGATAAGCCACAAGAAATAAGAAAAATGATGGGATTTAATACAAGACAAAAGTTTCTTGAGCATTTTCAGTGGGATAAAAGTGGAAAAGTTTGGGAAAATTATTTTGATAGTCAAGAAATATTACCAATAGAACAAACTTGGAAATCTCAGCCAAGAATTAAACAACCTAAACCAAAACCAAACTTACCAGAAAATGTTAAGCACGAAGAATTAGCAAAATGGCTAATTGCAGAAGTATTGTGCGAGCCAGAAAGATTAAACTCATTTATGGAAGCAAGACTTATTAGAGATTTAATGTATCAAAGTTCAACCTCTGTAACTGGAGGAATGTATTTTAATGAAAGTTCTGCGGCATTTGATCAAAGAACATCAAGAAATCCATTTAATTTTGATATAGCATATGATCACATGGTTAATCTATGCAATAAAAGAAATTATTGGGAACATAGAAGGATAAATACAATAAAATGAAAATACTATATATAGGTCATTATAAAGAAAATTCTGGTTGGTCACAGGCAGCTATGGATTATATCCTAGCTTTAGATAGTATTGGAATAGATGTTGTTTGTAGGAATGTAAAATTAACTAATATTGACGCAGTTATTCCACAAAGAATATTAGAATTAGAGCAAAAAAATTTACAAGATGTAGATTATTGTATACAACATGTTTTACCACACCACTTAGTTTCAACATCTAAGTTTAGAAAAAATGTTGCATATTTTGTTGGTGAAACAAATACTATAAAACATTTATCTTGGTTCGAACAATTAAAAAATATGGACGAGGTTTGGGTTCCAAGCGAATATTATAAATCTATATTATATATGGATGGATTAAATAATGTAGAATGTATACCACACACATTTAATTTAGAAAAATATAAAGCAAAATATCCAATTATTAATTTTAATGAATATAATAACGCTTTTAAATTTTATTATATCGGTGAATTAAGTGATAGAAAAAATATAGCATCAATACTAAGATGTTTTTATTCTGAATTTACACTAGAAGACAATGTAATATTTGTATTAAAGCTAAGAAAACACGGTATTGGACAAAAAGAACTAAATGACCATATTCAAGCAATGTGTCAATCAATTAAAAAAGAGTTAAAAATTCATAAGGATATAAATAAATATCCAAAAGAAATCATTATTACTTCTAATTTTACAGAAGAACAGGTTTTTGCATTACATAATTCGTGCGATTGCTTTGTTGGGATTTCTCACGGTGAAGCTTGGTCTATACCTACTTTTGATGCTATGTGTTTTGGTAAAACCCCAATATGCAGTAACGAGGGTGGCCCATCACAATATATAGATAGTTTTTCAAATGGGATATTAATTAATGGTGTTTATAATATATGTAATCATTCAGATCCAGCATTTCCAGAACTATTTACTGGAAGAGAAGAATGGTTTTGCCCAAGCGAAAGTATGACTAAAGAAGCCATGAGATATGCATTAAATGAAAAGAGCAAGATAGATAGAACAGCTGGATTAATAAAGGCAGAACAATTTAGCTATCAAAATATTGCTAATTTAATAAGGACAAAACTAAATGATTAATAACTCAGTAAAAAGAATAATATCTTTGTCAAATGAAAGTAGACGAGATAAATATCGTATTTTAACTTTTCCAACACATGAAAGATATGAAACTCAATTGTGTAAGACAGGACATGAGTTTTATTCCTTTAATATGCAAGGGCGTAAGAAGTGGAATGAAAAACAGTGTCCGGTGCCACAAAATTATCATATATTACCAGACAATGAACTAGCTTCATATTTAAATTATGACTTTATATTATCTCAAAGTAAGTTTGGTCAATTTCAGATTGCTTCACAGATAGCACCAATGCTTAATATTCCAATTATTTCATTAGAACACACTCTTCCACTATACGGTGTTCAACAAGAAGAACAAATTATCCAAATGCAGAAAATGATCGGAAATGTTAATATATTTATATCTGAATTTTCACAAAATGCTTGGAACATTGGTGTAGATTCTCATGTTATACATCATGGAATAGATATAGAATCTTTTAAACCGCTACAGATAGAAAAACAGAATCATATATTATCTGTCGCAAATGATTTTATAAATAGGGACTATTGTTTAAATTTTTCTGGATGGAAAAGAGTTACAGACGGTTTAAATAGAAAAGTTATTGGAGATACTGATGGCTTATCAGAAGCAGCAAAATCTACAGAAGAGTTAATAGAAGAATATAATAAATGTTCTGTATTTTTTAATAGTTCTACATTAAGTCCAATTCCTACATCTTTATTAGAAGCGATGAGTTGTGGGTGTGCTGTTGTATCAACTGCCACATGTATGATACCATCTGTTATACAGAACGGTGTGAATGGATTTATATCAAACGACGAATCAGAACTAAGAAAATACTTAGAACTATTACTAAAGGATGAAGAGCTAAGAAAGACTATTGGAAACAACGCAAGAACAACTATATTAGAGAAATTTTCAGAAATAGTATTTATTAATAATTGGAATACTATTTTTAACGAAACTTATGAGGTATTTAACAGATGAAATTAAACATAGTATTAACAGAAGATAAATTTATATCTGGATATTCTAATATATTATTAGAAAAGCTACCAAGTGAGCATCAAAATATAATAAATAACTCCTGTGCAGAAATTTTAGCTGCAAATATATTAGATCTAATAGATGAAAAAAACATAGATGGTTTTATTAATTTATTAGTATCAAAACTAAGACTTGGTGGAATACTATTTATTAGTGGAATAAATCTAGATATTATTGCTAGAAATATAGTAAATGGAACATTATCTGAGCAAGAATTTAATCAAATGCTACAAAATGTAAAATCAATCCATTCAAGAAAATATATGTTTGATTTATTAAGTAGCAGAAACTTAAAGATACAATCTTCTAGTACAAAGGGAAATATTTATGAAATCATTGCAACAAGATAGTCAAATAATAAGGACTAGTTGTAAAAACTGTGTGTTTGCAGAATATAAAGATAATACACAGATTAGCTGCGCTCATGGAAGAATAGATAAGTTTAAAAATCTATCTACTAATGATTTCTCTTATGTAACAGAAGCATATGATGATGAAAAAGAATTTTTTGTTGTTAATAGATTATGCACACTATATAGAGATAAAGATAGTTGGAATAATGGGAATATTAATGTTGAAAAGGCTTTAGAAGAAATTAAGATTAGTTTTGATCTACTAATAAATTGTGATAATATAGATAATATAGAGTATTATCAATATATACAGAGATTGCTAATAGAAGCTATATTTTATGGAGAGAATAAATTTAACATACATCTATATCACAATCAGTCATTAGATAAAGATAGTAGAAAAAATTTATTGACTCTCAAAAAAGGTATTAAGAAATCCGATTTAAGTATATATTATAATAAGTCAGTCTTAGAGCATAACGTAATATCAAAATCAAGAAATTCATATCACATAAAAATTGATCATGATCATATCGTAGATATTGATATTTTTCAAAAACTAAATGACATCATACATAATGATTTAAAAAAGATATTGGTATGTAAAAATAGAAATACATATATAATATCTAACTTATCATATAAAATAGAAAACGATGGAAAAATTAATCCAGATCTAGAACAATCATTACAAAATATAATTAATTATGCTAAAGAAGATTTTTATGTAGAGATTTAATATGAATAGAAAAAAATTTATAACATCTACCAAATCTATTTCAGCACTTATCCCAAAAGATAAAGTAATAGAAAAAACTGAAACATTTGTTACATTTATTTTATTATGTGACATGCCGGGATATAGAATGAAATCATATGGATCTACATCACTAATAAATATTAAAGATAGAAAACTTATTGATTTTCAAATAGAGGCAATCAATCAATCTTTTAAGAAAAATGAAATTATTATATGTACTGGTTTTGATGCTCATAATCTATGTAAATATATTAAGAACAAATATAGTCAATATAATATTAGAATAGTAGAAAATCAACTTTTTAGTACATGCAATTCTTGTGAAAGCTTGAGACTGTGCTTAAATAATATTAATAACTCAAAAATATTTATAATTGATGGTAGTCTATTTTTTACAGCAAATATTTTTAATACTGTAGATTTAAATCGTGATTTTTTACTAATAGAAGATAAACCATCAGAAAATCTAGAAATAGGTGTGAATGTAAATGAAATAAATATTATTGAACATTTTTCTTATGGAGCGCAAAGAATTTGGTCAGAAATAATATATTTTACAAAAAAAGAAGTATTGGATTCCTTGAGAAGATTATTATATAATGAGGAATATAAGAATAAATTGATTTTTGAACTATTTAACGATTTGCTTAAATTAAATCATGAAATATGCTATATAAAAAACAAACATGCCATACAAAAGCTAAATAATATCAAAATCTATAAAAATTTAAAGGACCATCTATGAACTTTGTAATAGATAATTATACAACATCAGAAGATACACAACCCATGTATTTTCACCAGACTCTGGTGGAAATGGAACATAAATCATACTTGTGTGATAGCTCAAAAGAAAGCGTATATGATATATTTGATAGATATAAACCAGATGTTTATATTACACATGGTCATAAAATATCTCAAGATGTAATTCATTATATAAACAATAATGAGAACAAGATTGATGCGTTGATAAACATAAGTGCTATGAGTAATGAAGATGTACAAAAATTATCTCAGTTCTTTTTTGCAAATAATATAACATCATCATTATTCTTTTCGTATTTAGATTCGGAAAATTTGCCAAAAATAAAAGATAGAAATATTATTAGTTTATGTAACGCAGCAGATCTTAATTTACTACAACAAAAAAATACAATTAAATTTAATGTTGATATGGGCATTTTAGTAAAAACTAAAAACAATATTAAAGAATATGATGGTATCTATCATAATATATCAAATTATGAATCTCTAAAAGATGATGTAGACTTTGTTTTACCAGAGCTTTTATTAGCACCGCTATACAGATCTTATAAAACTATAATATTAAGAGAATTTAATGGATATTTACCACAATCATTGTTCGATGCAATTATTTTTGATTGTAGTGTTTATTTTGATCTAGATAACAAAGACAATCTGCACAAGATGAATGAAACTGTTTCAAAAATATTAAAGACATCTAGAACATTAGATATAAATGATAAGGATAGATTGATAGACTTTTCAGAATTAAAAACATATATATTAGAAAAACATACAAGTAAAAATAGAGTTAAAACTTTGCTTTCAAACATAAGGACAAAAAAATGAATCTAGTAACAGTTATATTGAGTGGATATAAAAGAATATATGCCTTAGAAGAACAGCTAGCAGCTATTAAAAATCAATCTTTTAAAGATATTGATATTTTCTTTTGGGTTAATTTAGTAAACAATGAACATAGCAGCAATATTCCACAAAATATAATAAACGAATGCCATAGTGTAATATCTAATACTAATTTTGGCGTTTGGGGTAGATTCGCATTAGCAATAAATGCACAAACTCCATATATATGTATTATTGACGATGATACTATTCCCGGCTCTAGGTGGATAGAAAACTGTCTAGACACAATATCAAAACATAATGGGGTTATAACAACTAGGGGAGTTGTTATGGATAAGGAACATAATAATACATATCCTATGCCACAAAGCTATAAAGCACATGGATGGTGTTGTCCAAATGAAGAAGTCATGCAAGTTGATATGGGATGTCATTGTTGGTTTTTTCCAAAAAATATTTTAAGAGCATACTGGGCAGAAATGCCAGAAACAATACCAATGAATTATGGTGAAGATATGCACCTATCTTATATAGCACAAAAGTATTTTGACATGGGAACATATGTTGCACCACATCCAGTTAATGAAAAAGAAATGTGGGGATCAATGCCAGATACAGCTAATAAATATGGCACAGATGCTTCTGCGATATCTTGGAATAATCAAGCAAATATGGGAATGAATCAATATTGGAATTTTATCAGAAATAATGGATACAAAATACTGGCAGACCAAACATGAAATTTACAACACCGCCAAATAAAAATTATCAACAAGATATAGTAATTTTGAAAGAAGCTATACAAAATAGAGAAAGAATAACATTTTCTAAATTTTGTGATGGTGAATGGGCCGTACTTCAAAATAATCATATAGATAATAAGGAGTTTAATTTTGATCCATCGACAGACGCATTTAAAAGAAAAAAACTATTAGATGCCTTTCAGTATAATAATGATAGATATTTTGTTGGCATAACATGTGTTAATGTATTTGGAATTGAAACACATAGAAGAATGAAGATGATATCGGGCCTTCCAGAAGATAGATTAACTTGGGCCGATATTTGGGTTAATTCAAACTATATTTATTTTGTAAACGAAATTATTCCACTATTTAAGAATAGAGATGTGGTACTATTTTGTAACAAGCGTGGCAAAATAGAAAATTTACCATTTGTTCCATATGCTCTATTTCCAGTTGAAAATAATGCTTGGCAATATAACTGGGACTATATAGATAGTGCAAAAATATTACTTACAAAACTTAAATCACAAGGTGTAGAAGACTTATTGGTTTTGTTTTGCTGTGGGCCATTTGGAAACATTTTAGCATATGAATTAACTAAAGATTGTCCATATAATACTTATTTAGATATTGGATCTACATTAAATCCTTGGTTACAATCAGAAGCTTTTAAGAGAGATTATTATCTAGGAAATAATTATTTTTCAAATATGGTTGGGGCTTGGGATCAATGATATTAAAAAATATAACTCTAGTATCAGTATGTGGTAATAATAAATTTTTAAATGGCATAATAAAAGCTGCACAATATTGTATTAAAGATATTGAGTTTGGTTCTACAAAAATATTATCAGATACTATTGTTGATTGTGATAATATTGATATGATTAAAATATCACCACTAAACCAAGAAGAATATGCTTTATTTTGTTTGTATGATTTACCAAACTATATTGATACAGAATATTGTTTGACATTTCAAGGTGATGGTTTTGTTATTAATCCACACTTATGGAGAGAAGAATTTTTACAATATGATTATATAGGTGCGCCGTGGATGGGTGAAAAAAATAATAATATTGGAAATGGCGGATTCTCATTAAGAAGTCAGAAATTTTTGCAATCGGCTAAGACACTTAACTATAATAGTAAAATACAGTTTCAGCCACATATTCCAGCAGGTAAATTAATCACTCCAGAAGATTGGTTTGCATGTAATTACTCATATCACACAATGATAGAAATGGGTATAAATTTCCCAAATATAGATTTAGCATATAAGTTTTCAGTAGAGCATCCATCTATTCATAGATTTTACGATAGACAAAATATTAAAACATATAACTCGTTTGGCTTTCATGGAGCATTTAATGTTGCTGCTATGAAATTATTGGAGAATTAATAATGAAAAAATATTCATATGATACATCAGTATTTAATTTTAGTGATATTGTACAAAAAAGATTTAATATAGATAGATTAGATCAAATTCATACTGTAGCCAAAGAAAGATTAGAAATTCCAGATGATCCGTCAAAAGATCAAAAAACAATCTTTCATAAAATGTTTTATCCAATATATGAAGATGAAAATAGCGAGTTTCTAATTATATATAAGCAATTTGTACAATATTTAATAAATAAACATTTTAGTACAGAAAATATGGTATATCAAACTAAACCAACTTTTAGAGTGCAGGCACCAGACAATATAGCTGTTGCTAAATGGCACAAAGATAAAGCATATAATCATTCATCTAATGAAGTAAATATATTTTTACCGTTAACAGATGCGTTTGATACAAATACCATATGGGCAGAAACAGAAGAAGATAGAGGTGATTATATGGCAATGGAAGCAAAGGTTGGAGAGTATTATATATGGAATGGTGCAAATCTATTGCATGGCAACAAAGAAAATAAAACTGGGGTAAGTAGAGTAAGTGTTGACTTTAGACTAATTAAATTAGATAATTTTAGTTATAATGGGACTAGCGTAACAACTAAAGTTCCAATGGAACTCGGTCATTATTGGTCACAATTATGAATAATAAAATAGCATCAACACATGTATTTTTATATTATAAAGATACTGGTGTAGAATTAATTAATCAAATTAAAGATTATTGTTCTGGAAAAATATTTTTATCATTAATATTAAATAATCCAAATAATAAAGTTTTAATACAACACGCAAGAAAGTTTTTTGATTTAGATATAACCTATGTAGAAAATACTGGTTCTGATCAATATGGTTTTTTTAGTTCTTTTAAAAAAGATTTATCAGAAAAACCTTGGGTATTTTTTTGTCATGATAAACATATTAATAAAAAAACTTGGATGATTGAATTAATAGAAATATTAACAAATGTAGAGGATGATTATTTATTAAATAAAAAATGTGGTATGATTTCATCTTTAAAGTATGTAAATAAAGTTGAAGACATAAATTCTTTATTAAATAATTATGGATCTATGCCGTTTGAACATAGAAAAAACTTAGTACAATCTATTCATACCGTAATATGGCTAAAAGAACTTCAAAGAATTTTACTAGAAAAGCACGAATTACTAAAAGAACAATCACTATATCCAAGATTTTGTTCTGGTAATATATTTTTAGCAAAAAGAGACGTTATTGGAACAACTCATAGCTGTATATATGAAGACTTCTTTAATAAGAATGTTTATAGAACAGATGGAGAAGTTTCGCATGGATTAGAACGTTTTTATTTTTATGTATCTGAATGTTTAGGCTATCACAATATTTTTATATAGGATTTTATATGAATTTAGGTATTTATGTTAAAACTTTGTCGAATGAAAATGAAATGTCTTTTATTTCAAATATTATTAATTCCGCAGTAGACAATAATAATATAAAAGATTGTAGCATTTTTTATGATGGTGTTGGATTTATACCATTTGACATACCATGTGGGATGTTTAATTCAACAGATCTATGGAACTTTAATGGAAAATTATTAGTATTCAACATGGATTGTTTAAAATCTACATTTAGTATAGTTAATAATATTGATATTTTTTATTACTATGGATGGGAAAAAGCTGTTTCAATATTTCAACTATTAAATATTGTTAATACTAATGTAAATATAATATCAAAGACGGAGCAGGATGCAAAATATTTGTATAGAGTCACTGGAATAAAAACAAAAGTTATATCTGATTCTAGTGAAATAGTAGACTTTCTATTATCGGTGAAATAATGAATGAAAAAAAAATTATTGATTTATATACAAAAGATCAAAAAAGTACGTATGAAATAGCAGAAATATTAAATACGTATCCAAATAAGGTTAGAAGAATATTAGTAAAAAATGGTGTCGAGCTTAAAAGTAAAAGTGAAGCACAAAGAAATGCCATTAATAATGGTACAGCTATTATTCCAACTAAAGGTAAAAAAAGAACTAAAGAAGATAAGCTAAAGATTAGTGCAAGCCTAAAAAAGACTTGGGATAATCTATCTGATGAAGAATATAATTCTAGAGTACAAGTCGCAAAAGATAGATGGAAAAATATGACAGAATTAGAAAAACAAAACATGGCGGCTTTAGCGATTAAAGCAATTCAAACTGCTGGAAAAGAAGGTTCTAAACTTGAAAAATTTCTACGCAAGGAGTTGACAATGGCTGGTTTTGTGGTAGAATATCACAAGACCAATCTCATCGCAAACCAAAATCTTGAAATCGACATGTACATACCCAAGCTGCGGACTATAATAGAGATAGACGGTCCATCTCATTTCTTGCCAATATGGGGAGAAGAAAAGCTGCACAAACAAATTAAAGCAGATGAACATAAGACAGGATTAATTTTAGGGAAAGGATTGGCGATTATTAGAGTTAAAAATCTATCTGATAATGTATCTTTGGCAGAGCAAGAAAAGTTAAAGAATAATATTATTGATATCTTAAATAAGATTAACACACGTTTTCCAGACAAGTCTCATAGATTAATTGAACTACAAGTATAAAGGAAATAATATATGGAAGAGGAACAGTTATTTGATAATGTTGAACTAGCAACACCAAGCAATACAAACACTTCTGTAAAAGATGTAGTTGCTGTAGATGGTCCACATCCACTTTCTCCAGAGTGGAATGATTATGTAATGGGATTGTTTTCAGAATCAGAAACGGTAGATGGAAATCCACTTGTTCATGGATTGAGAAGGGTGGCAGAACTTGTAATTGGACCAATTGTTTTTAGTGGCCCAACGCAAGTATTTCCAGTTCAACGTGATGATCATCATGGTCGTGCTACTGTTGTTTTTACCGTAGAGTTTAGCAGTGGAATGAAATATTCAGAAGTGGCAGACTGCTGGGAGGGTAACACAGATGATACATTCTGTGCCTATGCTGTTGCAATAGCAAGCACAAGAGCAGAAGCAAGAGCCTTGAGAAAGGCATTAAAGATTAGGGCAGTCGCAGCCGAAGAATTAACAAAGAAAGACACGGCTAAGATTGTTAGAGATATATCTTCTACAAAGACTAGCACAGATAGTGATTATAATGATCAGAGTAGAATGAGTGATGCCCAACTTAATTTTATTGACGTAAAGTGTAAGCAATTAAATATTAATGGGCAAAAGCTATTTAAGGATATATTTTCTGCTGATATTAATAAAAAGGTGTCAAAAAAGATCGCTAGTGATATAATTGATAAGCTGAATGATTTTCAGCGTGATAAGAATTTAATTCCAGAGTCTATAGTTGGATACCAACAGGAGTGGCGTAATTTATGAGATTAACATATACAACAAAGAATGGTAGACTAAAAGTAGAACTAGAGGGTGAATCACAAAAGGACTTATTTGAAGCTATTAGTAAGTTTCAAGAAGTGTTTGATGAAACAGCCTGTGGAAAGTGTGGTTCAGAAAATCTAAGATTTGTAGTTAGAAATGTAGATGATAATCTATATTATGAATTACGATGTCTAGATTGTGGTGCTAGACTTTCTTTTGGTGTCAACAAAAAGGGCGGTGGATTATTTCCAAAGAGGAAGGATAACGATGGAAAGTGGCTACCAGATGGTGGTTGGGTAAAGTGGAATCCTAAAACGGAGCAATCTGAATGATAAATTTATTTAGAGCAATTGTAGTGTGCGTTTTTCTTATCGCTGCTGATCAAGCATACGCACAAAATGTAGTTAATGTATCAAATGTAACCACAGTTCAAACAACGCCATATATACAGGTAATGGTTCATCAAGTACCATATTATGTCGTTGCTGTACCAGTAGTGGTAAATCCACTAGTAGTTGAACATAGAGTGATTTGGGGATATCCATATGTTCCAGTAACAATTCCAGTAAATCAATATAATTACTGGGGATATAGCAGGCAGTGTCTATTAATTAATAAGTACTGAAAAAGAAAAGGGGGTAGAAATACCCCCTTATTTTTTTATCTTATCTAAATTATAGATATTCTACTGAAAAGTAAAGACCATACTGTGTCTTACTTCCAATACTTTCTGGTTCTGAACTTAGTGCTACATACCAATCGTGCCTTGTGCTAGTATGTAAAGAACCATCTTGAGATGTATATCCTAAAGAAACGTTTGTATCAGAACTGTTTGTGTTTGTTCCACTTGTGCCGGGAGAATTAGTAAAAATCATATCCGTTACACTTGTAACTGGATCAAATTCAACCCAGCTATTTGCAGCCCTACCTCTATGAGCTAAATTTGTAGATGTTTGTAATATAGATGGGTGTCTAGCCTCATAAACGTATGTTGTAACGCCACTGGCTGGATTATTTATATTACTACGATCAAATATACGTAATTTACAATTTTGAACCCTAACGGCTGTTTCATTAGTAAATCTAATATTAAGTGGACATAAATAATTAGGGAGATTATTATTATTAATTGCTGGAGTTGTTGAATTTACAGAAATAGTACCAGCAGTAGTTCCGTCGCCAAGGGTATTCATGGCGGTATTATTTAATTGAGCGCCTTGATTTACCCCATTAGCATCTGTGACATATGTTGTTGTTTGCCTAGCGTTTACAGGGACCGAAACCCCAAAACTAGAGCCATAAAAACCAAGGCCAGAACCGGCAGTATGGTTAATTAAAGTATTGGCACCATTTAAAATATTAGCATAAAATTGAATTTGAGCCATAAAAATCTCCCATATTTAAGGTTTCTAGTATATTATACACATAAATTATGATATGGTTAAATTAATAAATTGTAAATATGATCCCATTCCAGCCCCATATTTACTCAGACCAAGAGTGTGGGAAACATCGTTGTGAAAATGATAAAAACAATCATATCTTGACGAAGAATTTTTGACTAATTGAAACGTATTTTCTTTGCCACCTTTAATATAACCATTTTGACCAGCAGCACTGGACAGGCTTAGTCTAGTTACTGGCACCTGTTCTACTGGAGCGTCATCCTTGGCTTTTTTTAGCCAAACTACACCATCAGTAAAAGATATTATTGCTGGTTTTCCATTTGGAGTTTGTGATGGTATAGCTAAAATATATGCTCTATCATCATAGTAGCCGGTTATATTACCTTCATTATTAATTATTGGCATCTTGCTTGAATTAAAATCTTCTGGTAAAAAACTATCTCCAATCAATTCATTATCTAAACTATCTTTTTTATATTTAAATGGCGCTATGATTTTACCATTACTTACTGTAAAATTGATTATTAAATTTTTTGAAGTAACAGAATACTCAAAATTATTATTAAAACCGGTTCCACCAAAAAGAATCTCATATTGACCTACTCCTATAACATGATATAAATATGTGAATCCACCAGAACTTAATAATGCTCCTCTTCTTATTGGATTTAATTTCCATTTATTTTTTGGTAAAAATTTAGTATTTTCATTTATTATATCATTTTCTGTTACAATTTTTTCATCTATATATGTAGGTATTGGTATATCTAAAGCTTTTGCCGCATCAACTCTTTTTTTGATATTTTCTGGAGTTTCTCCATCTATTTTAGATAATGTGGCATTATTATAGTAACTGCCAGCATTAAAATGTAATACTCCAAAATATCTAGGATCAAATATAGTCTGTTCTGGAGGCCAATAGTCAAAGATTCTTGCGTGTAAAGCCGTTGTTCCAAAGCTACCAATGTTATCACTTCTAGATCCCCAAGTTGGAAAATTTGTTGCAGATGTTGGTGCTGCTCCAGCATTTCCAATAATAATACCACCGGGTAATACGCCTATGCTATTATTAAATCCACCACCAGTTACACTAAGTCTAGCATTTCTACCAAAAGCTTGATTCGTTGATAAATTTATAGTTCCACCACCGCCTTTACTAATTGTTTGTTTTGCAGATATAACTCCAACACAAAAAGCTCCTTGTGGAGCCGTTGTGTCAAAATATGATTCCCAAGGTTCATATGTTTTAACTGGCATTCCTGCCAAAGAAAATGGTCTTCTATTTATATTCATAGAATTTGGAGAATCATAATAGGCAACTTTATTTCTTTTAGATTCTGGTACATCAAAAATATCAAAAAAACCAAATCTACTAGATCTTGGAAAAAGATTACCTAATAAACTTTGATTTTGAAATTTTGTTTCTCTATATGTTTTGAAAAATAAATCAATATAAAAAACACCCTCAATTACTAGTTCAGCATAAAGTGGAGAAAATTGAATTTGATTTTTAGAAACTGGTTCTGAGGTTCCGTAATACGGACTATGTATATATTGATTTTCTATAAGAAAGTTTGTTTTACCAAGATTTTGCCATTGCTCAAAGATACTTAAAGGATTAATAAAAATACTACCAACTTCTGCTGGAATATTTAATAATCTTCTTTCTTTAGGCACATCGTCAGCCATTGGCGGAAAAGAATTTATATCTGGATTTTGTGCAATGGGGCCAAAAAATTTAGCTTTATTTTCTGTATTATTTCTTCCATTTGGATTATAAGCTAAAGTTTTAAACCCTTCTGAATATACTGGACCCCAAAATGATAACATTGGTTCTGCATTTTTGAAGTTTGGATTAATAGAATCTACAAACGATAATTCATCTAAATTATTTACTGCATCAACTAAATTTATGCTAGAAAATCCACCAACGTCTGTTTTTAATTGATCAAAAATACTTGCTATATAAAATCTTTTACTTGGGGCAAATATATTAGTTTCTGCTACTGTGCTACTATAATTAAGGGAACGAATTGTTTTTAATTTTCCACCATATATTTTAGATAAACCTAATCTTGTTTTACTATCATCTTCATGTGTAAAGTCTTTTGAATCTATCCAAGTATCAAGAATATTTTCATAAAATCTTTGTCTAGCTTGTTGTTCGTACTGTGAGGCTTTGACATCAAATACATATGCATTATCAGTACTTGGATCTGCATATCTAAAATCTTTAAAATATGTATCACTATTGGTGATAAATTTAAAAAAAGCCCAATCTCCAAATCTTATTGGAGAAACTAAAGCTTGATCTTCTCCAAATGGTTGTGGTATCCATTCACCATTGATTTCAGTTAAAATAACCGTTTCGTCTTTTTTAAATGATTTTCTAGATCTGTTTACTACTCTTACTTCTATTACTTTTTTGTCTACACACTGTTTAAAACTTGGACCAAGTGTGTGCGGATTTCCATTTTGCATAGACAAAAGTATACCAGAACCAATAGTAAATTTTGAAGTTTTTTGTAATAAATCATTTACATCTGTACTTGTCAATGGAATATCTGCAATTGCTTCTAATTCCGCTGGATCGATATCTGTAATTAGTCTCGATAATACTTGTGTAGTTCCAGATTTCCATTTACCAGTATTACTATCGTACCATATATCTAATTGTCCAGCTACTGCATCTTGACCAAATGTATTAGATTTTTCAGACTGCGAAGACTTGCTATCTAAACTAGAATTTGAACCCGGTAAAAATGAATTAATATTATTTGTAGCTGATGTTTGATAATCATTAGTTTCTCTAAAAGAATATGTTTCTCCAGTTGGTGTTTTTGGTGGTGCTGCAATTTGTATATTTTGAAAAGCAACACTTCTTTCGTTGCTTCTATTTCCACGATCTTGAAATGTTAGATTTATTTTAAATTTACCATCTGGATAATTTGCCGTATCGCTAGCAGCAAAGTTAAATAAATCAAATTTGCAAACGACAGATTTTTCTAAACTATTTTTAATATCTTTTATTTGTTTATCATATATTTCATTTTCGTTTGTTGTGTTAAAAATTCTGTCCTCATGATATTTAATAAGATTTTTAAGTTCTGTATATGTAATACTTGTTGGAGCATTATATTGTAATGTAGCATTATTAAATTCTGTGTATTGACATGTTACGCTAGAAGCAATATCAAGTATTGTTTGTTCTTCATTGATAGTTTGTGGCATTGGATCAAATAATGAATTATTTTTTAATAATTTTCTATTTTGTTTATACAAACTTTGACAAGATCTAAGTGTAAAGGAATTCATATTAATATTTACTAAAAATTGATCTTGACTAACAAAAGAATGATGTTCTTGTCTTTTTGAACCCAAAGATCCTTTAAATATAGACATATTAATTCCTTTAGTTAAATATTGTATAAAGATTCACTAGATTTTAAATTATTATCAACAATATATGGCATATTTGGATGTGGTTCATTTGAGTATGGAACAAACAATTTTGATAAAGATATACCGGCAGAGTTATAATATTTATTGGCTGCGCCCATTGTATCTGGTAGATTATTAGCAGTGTCACTTACCTGTGCATTACTTTGTATACTAGCCGAAGAGGAATATAGAGTATTATATTCATTACTAGATGCGGCACCAAACATTGTTGATCTTTGTTCGTTGACATATGTATTATTATTTAAGTCAACAGATGCTATTATTTGTGTCATCTGTGGGCTATTTGTTTCATAACTACTAAAATATGAACTATTTAAACTTTGATTACGTATTTGATTATATATTAAATTATAGTTAACATTTGTTTGATTTTTACTAATGCCTTTTCTTATTAATGCATTTCTTTCATCTTTAAGTTTTTGTCTTTCTCTGCTTATATTTGCTATAGCATCTTGTTTTTGTTTTTGTAGTTTTCCAAAACTTGATGTGTATAAATCCATTTTAAATGTGGTTCTAATACCATTATCTGATATATCTACTGATATATTTGTAATTAGTGGCCCTAAATTTGCTAAAGCTCTACCAATAGATACCCCACTTGGTGCTGCTGGTACAACAAAACCGCCACGCTCTGATTGTAATAATAAACTATTTGAAAATTGTGCCTGTGTTTTTCCAGCTTCATTCATTAGATCATAACCTTGATAATTCCAAGGAGATAGGTTTTCATCTTTGATAAAATCAATTTTACCACCAAGATTTTGATATATTTTTGCCTGTGAATCTAATAACGAAGAAATCCAAGGTCCATAACAACGCTCCTTAGACATTAATGGTAACACAACTAAATCTGGATATATAGGAGAGGGTGAGGCAAATTGAATTCTATTATGTAATGAAAAATTAATGCTTTTTTCTAATGCTTCGTTATATGCAACAGTTGCTGCCGCTATTGCGGCAATATTTGTACCAATAGCAACAGACGGTGGATTATTAACATAATTTGGTGATGCGAATTCTGGTATTTTAACAACATCCATACTCAAAGAATGTTTTACAATTGCTGGATTTATTGTTTGAAATATTGAATCTCTATATCTAGAGTCTTTTGTTGCTACTATTCTTCCCGGTAAAGTTATTAAAGCATAAACATTGTTTGTATCTAAATTTTCATTTTTTGTTTTGATTACACATTTATTATTTACAATCTCTCTTTCAAAAAAATAATCTTTTGCTGTTCCACCAGTACCTTGTATTGGAACAAATTGTGATTTATAATATCTTCTTGATTGAACCCACCCACCTGTTGGCTCAATATCACATGTAAATATTTTTTTTGGTTTAGATGCTCTACCAATATCTTTAGTAGAAACACCATGAACAGTAACACTATATAAATTATTAGACGCTTCTATTTCATAAATACCAGACATTCTTGCAATTTTTGGTGGCATATAAAATTTATCATCTATATCACATTTAACAAATGCAATAGATTTGGGTGGTGGTGGATCTGTGTTTTTATCATCAAAGCTCGTAAAACTCCCGGTATCTTCTCCAACATTATCTAATTGATTAGCTAAGTCTGGAATAAAGTTATTTCCAACCGCAACCTGTTGCGTAAAAGAATTTGAGTCTACCCCATTAAATGATAGATATTGACTATTGTCAAATCTTACATATGGACATATGCGAGAATTTTCAAGTAGAAAATTTGTTAAATCTTGTGGAACTAATCCACAATTAACACCAATTGGTTTATTCTTTGATACATTTGCAAGTAAGTCAAAATTAGTATATCCACCCTGTTTTTCTGGAGCATAATTATATTCATATTGTTCTGTTATTGGATTATAGTTTAATTCTAATGCACCCTTAAACGATGTCACCGTATTATATGAATCAAAAATATGTTTTATATTATCAGGTCTAGAAGTCGAAACATTGTCTTTAAATTGCTGAGTAAACTCATAATTTGGTTCAGTTCTGATTGCTCTTGGCCTAAATCCAAATGGTCCCTCTTTATATCTCAATGTAGTATCATCAGCAAGAATACCAGTTGGATTATAATATAAATTTACATATCTTGGAATTTTAACTAAAAATTTCTTTCCTAAACACTCTTCTGCAATAGCTTTAACAAAATTATATACTTTAAGAGAATTTTCCTTAGTATCTTTTTGTAATCTATTCATTACTTTAAATGAAGATTCTAATCCAGCTTCAAAATCTTGTATAAGACCAATTATATCCTGTTGTTTTACTGTATTTATATCTTCTTTTAATAATTTTATTCTATTTATCAACTCTTGTTCAAATTGAGTTATGTCTCCAGTATTTTGAGATGTTAAATCATCCCATACATTATCTAAAACAGTTTTTAATTGTTCAGCGTTTGCGGCACCATTAATTTCTGCCAAAGATGTTAGAATACCATTATATCGTGAATATAAATCTGATAAACCAGCGCCCTGTACTCCTATTCTAGTTGCTCTTTTATAATATAAAGGATATCCATACGGTGGATTACAAGCACTTACCGGAAGACCGTCTGAACCATATCTTAAATCTTCTGAATCAAAGACTGACCTAGGAACTGTAACAGCATAGTTAGTAGATAATGTAACTATATCACCATTAAATCGTGATGGTTGCTGTGATACTAAACTGCCTTCTATATCATCATTTTGCTCAACAGATTCCATATATATATCATTATATGATAATAAAAATTCACACCATCTTTCGTATGAAATAAGAGCTGATCTTAGTTCTATCTCGGTTGCAACATAGTAATAACCAACGCCCTTGGCGTTCAATAATGATGAATCTAATAATATTTGTTGATATGCACCCCAACCTTTTGGTATAGTTACGGCACGATTTCCCAAAAGTCCATAATATGGTAATATCTGTTGTTTAAGTGCTGTTTTCAATCTCCATTGTTCAGCATTATTCATGCTTCCAGTTCCAGCGTTTACTTCTCTAACTGTTAAATTATCTCTATCTCCATTATTAGAAAAATAATACATATCAACTTCTTGTGCGCCAACAATAAACTTATCTGTAACAACATTAGATAATTCAAATCCAACATCTTGATTTTCAACTGGAGTTCCAGATAGCCTTAATTTATCTATGTAGTTTTTTATTGCTCCATATTGTGGCTGAAAAGACTTATCAATACTATCAACTCTAATTATTCCAGAAATTAATTTTTTTGGATCTTTACCAAATTGAGTATTCCAAGCGTGAAATCTACTAGGAACAGAATGTGGAGCTATTATCGGTAATAATGATACAAATAATTCACTACTTGTAATATCACAAACTTCTAAACAAAAATCTAATAAATTTATCTGATCAAAATCAAAGAAATAATAATTTGGAATATCTTTAAGACCACTAATGTCAACAATATAATTGTGTCCACGAAAATTTACAAATCCACCAAAACCTGCATCTATATATTCTTTTGGCAAAGAACCGTTTAGTCCTAATAAAGCAGAAAAGGATTGTTTAATTCTATAAAATGGCATTCCCTGTGGTCCTCTTCTAGAGAAACCTGTTCCAGTAATTGGAAATTTAATTGGTTTGTCGGAAGAGTTCCAGCCTACACCAGTGACATTGAAATTTTCTACATCTAATCTAACACCACTATTAGATGCATATAAATCATATCCATCAAATTTATAAGTGCCATCTGAATTTACAATTTTTTTAAAAACACTTTTTACTGGATAAGATGAATCTAGTTCAGATTTAAGAGCTTGGCTAGGGTTATATTCTAAAAATCCATACAAATTATACATATTGGCACTATTAAATGTTGTGCCAGCATAATTATTTAATATCAATGTTACATTAGATAATATTTCTCTTGGATCTACTACTTGGGCAGAATATAAAGGATTGCCACCCGGTCCACGGTTTTGCACATAACTTTGTAATATACCACCAAAACATAAATGAAATTCACCAATAGATCCACTAGCTTCATTAGTTCCATATAAACTATCATATGTTGCTTTATATGCTTCGTTTACGCTTGCTCTTTTTTTTCCAAATTTAAAAAACACTGGAGATCCAACTGGTGGTGGAGAAAATCTGTCAAATTGTCCGTTATGATAAACATCATCTCCAAGTGGATCATTATATTGTTTTTCGTCTGATTTATTATATTCATCATTAACTAATTCAACGGATAAAGTACTTGTACTATCCCCATAGCCAGCACTCATTCCAAAATTGCGTATAGAAGCCCCCAAAAATGTTTGTTGTTCAAAACCATCTTTACCGGTAGAAAATGATTCTGGAATAGCAAAAGAAGTATCATTAAAATTTGTATCCCAAAATCCAGATGCTGGATTAATAGATAAATTACCAAGTTGAACCGGTCTTGTCATTTTAAATCCTAGTTAAAAATTAATTTAATTGCTAGTTGTTGTGGTTGGTGTGCCATAAACTTTATTTCTAAAATCTTTTGAATATATATTAAATTTATTTACAGCTAATTGTAACAATTCAGATGTGCTAAAAGAATAACTTAGAGTATTGTGTCTGTATGGATTAAATACAGTAAAGTCATCTATAAAATATCCTACAGTTGCATTAGAAAATTGTGTTGCTAATTGATTATATTGAAATATTGATGTGTTATTTGGATTATTTACTGTGTCTGTGTATGTTTGCACTTGATTGTCAAAAAAGTGCGCTTCTCCACTCGGATAAATACCATTTCTACCGGTAACAGTAGACATTGTAGTATGTGCATTTTTTTCTGCATCAGATATTGGAATATATGGTATACTCATTTTGAAAGCTCATAAGTCCATGAAATTTGAACAGAATAACGACCAGTTTTTGGATCCCAACTTTCAGAAGTTGGATTTAAAAAATATTTTCTTATTAATGGTTCGCTTGCTGGACTACACGTATTAATAATTTGTATAAGTGTATCACTAATAGTTGGGTTATGACTTGGTTTACGATATATATATGAGTTTTTATTAATCATTTTATTATAGCCAATATTATTTCTACTGACAGTTAATTCTATATTTAAATCTCTACGATATTCAGTTCTTCCACCTATATATTGAAATACAGGACCAGTTGTACTATTAATAGTAGGAATAATAGCATAAACATCGCCGGGATATGTATCTGTAATTGTAATATTTTCTTGTGAAACGCCGCTAAAAAATGTAGTCGGACGATTGTCGTATGTGATATTATAGTTAATTTCTCCAATTAATTCATTCTTTGTAACACTAAAATTTGCTGGAACAGTATTTAGTATAACGGATGTAACATTTCTAGCTCTTTTATATATAGTAGAATTTATACCAAAATCACCAGTTATTGTTTGATATTTTTGAAGAGCATTTATATATTTTAAATTATTACTAAATTGATCGGCTGTATTTGGAGAAAGTCCCTTGATTGACCCATTCATAGAAACAGAAACGATAGGAGATTCATTAGAAGAAGATACGGATATTTCATAACTTTCTATTGCTGATTCTGGAGATAGTATCCATGTATCTGATATAGAATAACTACCGGCAGTTTTATCTATATTTTCTGATCTTATATGATTATAGGCACCAAAATTATTTGGTATATTTAATAAACCAGAACCAAAAGTGCTGCTTTCCGAATAGCCGGGAAAATATCCGATTTGAGTTGTTGGCGACGTTGTAGATTCTCTTAAAATTTCTGTTTTAATAAATCCCCTAGCCTGTTCCCAAGCCTCGTACCTTTGGTCATTTTTATATATTGTTTTTCCGGTAGCAGAGACATTTCTAGTAACTCTATAATTCCTTGGAATTACATTAGATATATTTGTACCCGGTGGTATACTGTTTGGTGTTCTCCCAGTGCTATCGTCTACTTCTATTGACCATGTGTCTGAATAATCTTCTACATTATAGATTAAAATTTGAAATAAATTACGATTTCCATCGTTTAAACTATTAAATTCTAATGGATTATCTTTTGCGTCAAAAAATAAAGGCGCTGTTAAATTAATAGTATATCTACAAAAATCTGTATATGTTCCTTCTTCAAAACTAATAGAATCAAGGGTTGGATAAAATACCAACATCGGTGTGTCATTTCTTATAGAAGAAAATTCCATCCTTTGACCATCGTGAGCAAACAATGCTCTCAATGCTTGTTGTTTAAAAAATATAGAACTAGCTTTAAAATCAAAATCAACAATATCTTTATTTACTCTAGTGTAATTTCCTTCTGGGTTATTGACATAGTTTGGTCCTTGAGGTTGAATACTATTAATAACATTAGAAGCATCAAACCGGCTAAAATTTGGTGATCCAGCATTTGCTATTAAAATACCATTTAATGTTATTGAATAATCAGCACCTAAAGTTTTTTCTTTATTTCTAACAGCATTATATCCAATAGATATAAATGGAGTTGGTCTTATAATTTTACCATCATTTCTATTATTTTTATAATATACAATAAACATGCTATATACTCTTTACATAATCCCAAGATAAATTTAATGTGTATCTACCATCTTTTGGCGACCAAGTTTCAGTTGGTGGATTTAAAAAATAACCAGAAACATATGGTTCATCTTTTGGACTTAGTTCTTTAATTAATGATTGTAATTCAGTCCTAATTGGTTCATTTAAACTTGGCTTATTTAAAACAAGAAAATTTCTATTAGAAGAATATGGCAATTCAGTATAATCTAAAAGTAATTCAATATTAACACTTCTTTTATATTCTGTTCTACCTTGAATATATTGTAATATTGGACCAGTTTTTCTTCCAATAACTGGAATAACTGCGAATACATCGCCGGGATATGTATCATTAACGCTTATATTTTCACCAAGAACACCGGTAAAATAATTAAATGGTCTATCATTAAATTCTAAACTATATGTAATTTCTCCATTAATTTCATTGCTACCTAAACTTATACTAAGTGGCTGTGAATTTAATACAAGTGGTGATGATGTATTATTTGCCCTTTGGTACAAAATAGATCCTACTCCAAACTTACCGTTATTTGATATTTTAAAATATTGATCTATCGCTTTTTTATATGGCGTATGATCTGTAGATGGAGATTCGTCAAAATGAGATGGCATATATCCACTAGCATGTAGATCAGATAAACCTTTGATATTTCCATCAATTTTTACACTTGTAAAAGGATTGTCAACAGATGTTGATAAAGATACAGTATAGTTTTCTAAATGTGATTGACCAGATGCTAATAACCAAGTTTCACTAACGGAACAAGAACCGGCACTTTTATCTATATTAATAGTTCTTACGTGATTATATCCCTTATAATAAGATGGAATGTTTATAAATTCTCTACCAAAAGATCCACCTCTTCCATTATTTATTAATCTGCTTGGATATTGTAAATATGATTCATTATCTTCATAAGTATATTCTCCACCATTTGGTGGAGCTTGATTTTCGTGCAATAATGTTTTTTTAATAAATCCAGCAGCTTGTTCCCAAGCTTCGTATTTTTTTATTGCTCCATTAACTGTAGCATAAACTTGTCTACCAGTAGCAGACATATTTCTAGTTACTCTAAAAGATATTGGAATATGGTTTAATCCTATAGTTTGACCATTAGATTCATCAGTTTCTAATGACCAAGTATCTGTAAAATCTTCTACTATTCCACCCCATCTATCTATTATATTTTCAACTTTTTGCGTGTTTTGTTCTCTCAAATAATGATCTTTTGTTCTTTGTAAATTATACTGATTTGGTGTAAATGTTAAACCAATCAAGCCCTCAGTATAAACATCATTATTTCTATCAAATAATAATGGCGCTTCTAAAGAAATAGTATATTTACATATATCTACATATGGACCTTCTTCAAAATTGATTGAGTTTACTTTTGGATAAAAAACTATAGACTTATCACCGTTTAATGAGGTAATTTCTATTTTTTGACCATCAGAAGAAAATAGACTTCTTAAAGCGTTTTGTTTAAGAACAATTGCTTTTAGTCTATCTCCAATATCAACATTTCTACTGGTTATTGATGTAGAATCATAAGTAGAAACAAAACTTGGTAATGCATTTGGTGCTATATTCCCCTCTTGATTTGTTACAATATATGGAGATCCATCATGAGCAATGATGGTGCCAGTTAAAGTTATCTCATATGTACATCCAACTGAACCAACTTTGTTTTTCAGCGGAGTATGAGATATAGAAATAAATGGGGTTGGTCTAATATAGTGAACGTTGCCATTTCTATAATATATCTTTAAACTCATTTTCCTCTTATCTCCAGACTTAATATTTCGGGAGAAAATCCTGTCCCGCTAGCGTATAGTGCAAAACCAGATTCTGATATTATTATTCCACTCGGACAATCCGTATATAGGAATAGTCCAGATGGCACACCAGAAGCAATACCTAAAACAGCGCTTTGGTACAATCCTAAATTATTATACACAGTCTCACGATCTGGAGCGTTAGAAAATAGATTCATTTTACCGCTACTTAAAGCTGGTTGACCATCAGTAAATAGCGTAAATACATTATCAACATGTTCACCAAAAACAAATTCTCCATTAATTGATGTAATATATGGCCTATGCCTAATATATATTTTATCTGTAAAATCTTGTCCAGAAGCTTCTAAGAATATTTCACCATTTCTTGTTGTAAAAATGATACCAGAAGTTGCATATACTTTGTTTGCTTCATCGTTAGAAAAGCTTAATCTAATATTTGGATTTCCAGATGGATCTGTAAAACCAAAAACTTTAGCCTGTATAAAATTATTTTCATTCATTATTGAATATGGCATTCTACGCAACATACCGTCATATATATATACAGCGCCAGCATTATAAAATATTTGATCAGAAATACTACTACCAAATTTATGATATGGAACTCCAGCGATAATTGAATAACTAGAATCTGCTCTCATAGATTTATTTATATCAATAAAACTACCAAATCTATCGTTTTCAGATCCAGAACTTGGAATTTCTGATGATCCAACGTATGTCTTTTGTAATCTTGAATTATATCCTTGTGGAACAATTTTTTCTATAAATTCCCATTTTTGTATTCTGTCTTGCCAGTTTGACATTCTATTTTCATATGTAAAAATTGCACCATTGTTTAATACAGCTATGCCACTATTTTGTAAAGTTTCTCTTATTCCAGAAGATCCTAAATTATAAACATTTCTTTGTGGAATATCAAAAGATGTCATGAAAGCTTTTCTCATGAATTGACCACTATTAAATATTGTTTCAGAATAATTTTCAAAATCATGACCGGGCGCGCCTATGGCAATGATATCATTATATATTTTAACAGAATGACCAAATTGATCATTAACTATACTTAAGTTTAAGTCATCAGCTTTATAATTATGCTGACCGAATACAATTCCACTGTTAAATAAATCTAAATTATTTGTGTCCTGTCCAATATTAATACTATCTGGTCTAAACTTTTTAGACAGTTTCCATCTTGAGGGATATCCAAATGGAGTCTTTGAACTCGCATCATTAGATATTTCATATAAATAAACAGAGCCAGCGCCACCATTATACCCAACTGTTGTTCCAGATGGTTTATTATATCTAGAAGTATTTGTGTATACGCCACTCCAAGATATTGGTATTTCAGAGTTATAACCAGCAAAAGGAGATCCTATCAATATTTTATCTTTATAGATATCAACAGAATAACCAAATAAATCACCGGGATATCCAGATTGAAATATATGAAAATCTAAATAATCAAATCCAGTATCTTTCATTATTTGTGTAACACCATTATAATTATCTTGATAATATTTACCATCTATTACTTGTGAAAATTTTGTATATGCGCCATATTGTGAACATAAATTTTCTATTGTTTGAATAACAATTTTTTTGTCTTTTTCTGTTTGCTCACCATCCTTCGGTATAATAACCGTTTCAAATGTTGATCCACCAGCAATTTCAATAGCGTAAGATGGCACAAAAGTAGAAAAATTAAAATTTTCTATAAATGTATTCAACACCTGTCCAGATGAAGCTGGTAAAATACTTATAATACCACTACTGTCAGTGCTAATTGGTTTAAATCTTAAATTTTGTCCATCATTACCAGTAGATGAAAATAATCTTTGTGGTGTTAATCTTTCTGGAGCTTGAATTTTTGTTATATGGTCAGAAAAAGATCGACCCCTACTTGTTGATGGAAAATTTGTAAAAGGATATAAGCTTTGTATAAAATTTTTATTTTCTTGTTTTATTATTCCGCCAGAATCAGCAATATATTTTCCTTGTATTAAACTAGAATCACTTATTACAGTTATTCTAGATCTATTGACACCATTTTGAAAATTTGAGAATGTTTCAAAACCCTGTGCAACTATAACTGGACCATCCTCTATTGGTAAATTTTCTGAAAATAAATCTATACAAGAATCTTTTGGACAATATTTTAAACTATCTGTAGTTAGTGGAGATGGTTCTGGATAGTAAATTCCAGACCTATCTGGTATTGCTGGAAAAAAGGTTGGTCTAAATCTTTCTTCAGTTATTGCTTGAAATCTTTTACTATATAAATTATCGTATGGACACAAATAACCATATATACTTATTAATCTTGCTGTTTTGTATACGGGATATAGGTTTAATTTATCTTCAAAAGTAAAAAAAGATCCATCAATATAAATATTTAATTCATTGACATCGGATGGTACTTTAAAATATCCATCAAGACTTATATTTTGATTGACAAAATTTATATAATTTTTATTTTTTCCAATTCCAAAATCTAGATTCGTAAACATTGGTAAAACTAACTGTGTATAATCAGATTGGGGCATTGTTTTAGATAGAAAATATCCCGGTTCAATAAATTCATTTTCAACAATAGCATTATTATATATTAATGGTATTTTAGTATCTTCAAAAGAATAATTTGTTAAATGCTGTGCGCCACGTTTAGGATAATTTTTTGTATTTGTAAAAAATGTTAATGGTAAATTTTCATTTGGATGTTCTGATGCAAAATTAAAAAATATTCTATAACCAGAGTTTGGTATTACTGGAAAACTAATTTTGGCAATACCAGTATCCATATTGTGGACACTAAAAGAAACCCTTTTTGCGTCATATATAGTTGACCCAAGTGAAGTAATTTTTTCCGCACCTTTAGGATCTATTGGTATTATGTTAACCAATTCGCTAGTGAAAAAAATGCCATTTGCTTGAGAAATTGTAGTCTTTTTTTCTGGATATCCTATATTAAGTTTACTATCTTGTACAATTCTATTACTAAAAATACCATCTTTCAAATCAATTGTTCCGTCTTCCGTTTTTGGTTCCACATTAGAAAAAGTATTTATTATACTGTCTCCATTTTTATTTGTTATTGTAGCACCCAAAGATCCAATTCTAGCATACTTTCCTTTTGCTGGTAAAAACATTGGTCGCATTATAAATTCTAAATTTTCACATAATTTATCAATTTTGGAAATTTCAGAAAAACTGACGGTGTTATATACTAAAATTAATTTTTTGTTACCTCTTTGTAGCCAGTTTTTAAGTTGTTCTATCTGTTCGTTTGTTGGAACATTTATGGGCTGTAACAAAAAGCAAACATCATATTCATATATTTTTTCATTTATTTGTTTGCCACGAAGTAAATTAAATAAAGATACATTTAAATCAACAGAATTTCTAGTCTGTAATAATATATTTTGTAAATCTGATTCTGGATTTAAGTCTTTAAAACTAGTTCTACCTGTAAAATCTCCAAGTTGTGCAACTTTTGCATTACCGTTAGCGTCTTTAGCAACCATATTAAAATAAAATTTAATGTAATCATTATTTAGTCTATATAAGTTTTTATTATCAAAGTATGTTGTAGCTAATAAATATAATTCAGAATTGGTATCTTTATAATTGCATGTTGCCAAAAAATTTGCTTCATCATAATATTCTAGCTGTTCTTTACTTTCTACTAATGATGATGTTTCTGCCTGTAAAATTGGTTTTTCAGAAATATAAAATTCTGGTTGTTTAAAATTACTTTGTCCAACAGTATTTGTTATATTTAAATTAATAGTATTATAATTATTATTATCTGCTGTCCACAAAATGGAAGGTTCAGAAAATTCTTGTTTAAATTCATAATGTTCTGCTGGTGGTAATTCTTGCATTCCGACTGTTTCGTAAAAACTTTCAAAACCACTTCTTTCTGGTGTGCCGGGATAAAAAATAATAATTGGATTATTTTCTTGTAGTGGAGTATAAAGTGGTACAAAGTCTTTTCTATTACTTGGAAAACTATAATTTACAAAATAACTCTCAGTAGGTGGGTAAAAAATACAAAGATTATCATAATCATAAAGTTTTGAACCTTTAACATATGGAGAATAATTATCGGTATTAATGAAATGTGGCAAAGCAACGGGCCAAGAAACGGGGCCACAACCACCTCCGAATAATCCTTGTATTGTACAAAATTCTTGCCAACTAGCTCTTAAATCTCCAAGATTTTTAATTGGAATATTAAATTTATTATTTACAATTTTATATCTACTTACAGTTTCTGAAACACTTCCACAATTTATTGTTACATTTTGGTCACAATTATAAAATTTTTCATTTATTCTATATGGTTTAATATCTGCAACACCAAAAGATGTTAACGTATTTTGTGTCGAGATATATGTACTAAAGCTGCCATATGGTCTAGATGATTGAATAATATTAGATTTTTCTGTATCTACATTATCTACTAATGCTTCATTTCTGTTTCTTGCGGGAACAATGGTTACTTTACAATCTAATTTTTCTAAAATATCATTTATAATATTATTTGATTCTAAATATAAACCATCTTTTTCCCATATAGGATCATTACCAACCAATACTAAATTTCTATCACCAAGAGATAACCAATTTTTTATATTTGTTAATATTTCATCGCTCAAAGCATCAATCTGTGGAGTAATTATAAACATTAACCCAGCATTTTCTGGTATATCTACATCTGCAAAATCCGTTTTTGTAAAATTTAATCCCAAATCTTTATAAATTCCAGACATAGCCGTAATAAAAAATTGTTTTTCACCAGAATTAGAAATTTCATATTCAAGATTACCAAATTTTCCATATTCAACTACAGAATTATGTGGAAAGTATTTTCTAGACTCAAAAACTCTAACTGATCCAGTGTTTACATAAGAGTGCCAAGTACTATATTCTGGCCTATTGTGTGAATAATATACATTAGAATCGTCAAACTCATTAAGACAATCAGTTGGTGAGCCAGCAGCAATAATACTACCTTCTTCATTGACAGCAACGCTATATCCTAATCTTGGATTTGAAGCAAAATATGAAACAAGCCAAGGCCAAGAACCATTTATTGTTTTAAAATATGAAAATGTTTCTTGGTATGGAATATTTGGTTTAAAATCTATGTCTGTTCTTAATTTATATTTATCTGTACTAGATAATTCTAAATACATTTTTTTATATGCTTCTATGATATTTAATTCGGATTTTAATATATTTAGTCTATTATATAAATTACTATAATGATTAGATCCAATCTCAGAATTTTTTCTTAATAATAACCAACTTTCTATATCATAAAATGGATGTTTGACATTTTTATCATATTCGTAGGCAATGATAGATTTGTCAATATATGGAGATCCTATTACAACAATTTCACCATTATCACTAATTTTAACATCATGACCAAATCTGTCTGGATAAATTTGATTTGATTGAGTTGGAGACTCTATTGTTTGTATTAAATTCCAAGAACCGCTTTCCTTTTCAAATATATAAACATTTCCACCACTTGGTGGTGATAAATTTGATTCTGGAAGATCTGGATTAAATTCTCCAATACTAGAAGCAAAAAATCTAAAGTTGTTATTTTCTTTTAATTTATCTATAGATATAGTTGAATCAATAATTTTGATAACATGTCCAACCCAATCATCGCTGGTGTCTTGAAATATTAAAATTTCACCAGAAGATCTAATACCATTAAAATCTGATAATCCACTTGCAAAACTATATTCTTTATAAAAATTTATAAATCTATCCAAAGCTGGACTTACGCTAGATTTACCACCAAAAGAAAAAGAGTTATCAATATAAAAACTAAGAATAGGTGGAATATTATTATTTATTTTGTTTTCATCATAGGGAAATGCATTAAGAAATGCTGTTTGTAGTGTTTTGAATAATCCGCTTTCTACAATTTGATACTCTTCTGTTTGTGCATATCCTTCATTAGAATCAAAATGTCTTAGTGTATTATATTTAAAATAATTATCTGGCTTTGGTAACGGTAAGTCTTCTATGATTCTATCATCTATAGGTGTTAAGCATTGTATTATGTTTATTTTTGCATCAAAAGTTGTTGGAGGATTACAAAAGTATTTAAATATCAAGTCTTTATTTTTAAATGCAACATTTTCTATATGTGTATATGGTGGAATTTTAATTGTTTCAAAGCCAATAGTCTGTTCAATTTCCAGTTTTTTATAATCATCTGTAAAAATAAACAAACCAAAACTTACTCCAGATGGATTTATTGGTGGAAAAGATCTATTCCAAGAAGAGTGTGGTCCACCAACAACTAAGATATTTTTTTTATCTTCTCCAAGAGATGGATCAATATTATCTGTAGAACATAAATCTAAAGAGTAACCAAATTGTCTTCCTTCTTGACCAACCTTCCAATTATTTCTTTGTATGTTAAATGGTAATAAAATACTCTGACCAGAACTATCTACTATGGTATTTATTGTTTCTCTTCTATAAATATAGTCTCTTAAAAAACCGCTTGGTAAATTTACTTGCTGTTCTAATATCCAGTTGGCTTTATCGTACTGTTGTGACCAATCAGATCCAGATGGTTGTGGATTTCTTTTGTATAACAATACAGTTCCTGCTTTATTTAGTAAATATCCATTCGTATCTTCAAAACTATAATATGGTAAACCAACAGCTAAATAGTCTTCAGAAGAAGCAACTGATTTACCAAAAAAAGCATTTTCTGTTCTAAAATTATTGTTAACTAATTTTATACCAGAATAATCTACATTTTCATTAGTGCCATATTCCCATTCAATTATTTCTTTTGGAACATCTAGTATTAATCCGTCACCAGCTTTTCCTTCTATGGTAATTTTATAAGCAGTTTCTGGAATTAAACCTGTATATTTTCTAATACCATAATAATGACCACTATAACCAATATTTGTGTTAAATCCACTAGCTAAAACATTAGTATAATTTTTTTTAGCTCTAAAAATACCACCATCAACGCACTGTTGTGGTTGCCATTCAATTTCGTGTGTTTTTACGCTTAGATCATTACACTTACTCATTGACAATCTCCATAACAGATTAATTCCACCCCTCTAATTTCATCATTGGCATTTAAGGATGAATAAATATTGTCACTAACAGTTATTTCTAATCCCGTATTTTTACTGTTCCAAGATATTATATCACTACCAGATTCTACACCAACTAAAGGTCTATTAACAATAAATAATGATATATTTGTATCTATTATTTTTGGATCAAAAGATGAAATAAATAGATTAAAATTAGTATCAATTTTAACAGAAAGTGGTGAAACTGTATACAGATTCATACTTGAGTTTGGTATAGTATTTACGGGAATATTTCTACCCCTAATTCTCAAGTTAACTATATCATTAATAGTATATTGTGGCAGTGAAGTAAAGCAAACTAAAGAAATAACACCAGAACTAGATTGATCTAATATATTATTTTTTAGAAATAATGGAAAGTCTTCTTCTCTGAATAATTGACCGCTAGTATATAAATTACATCCAAAAGTTGGATTATATGAACCAAATGATCCAAAAAAGTTATTATTTTCATTATTTATTGAGCCAATAGTAATGCTGTGTATTGGCAAAAATCCACTTGAACTAATGGAACCGGAACACTGAAGATTCATTACTCCAGATTCAATATCTATTAATTTACCAGAAGTACATAAATTTATACCAAATTCTGATAATCCATTAACATTTGGAACACTAAGATTTAAAGAATCTCGCCATATATATTCACCACTAACAGAAATATTTAAATTATTATTTGTTCCAGAAGATGTTACTAGTGCATTATTTAATCTTACAGTTACGGAATGTATTTTAATAAAAGATTCAAACGCTTTACCAGATGGAAAAATTAAGTCATATTGTAAAAACATATCATCAATATCTTTAGAAAAATATTTATGATTAAATTCTGTAATATATTGATCTTTATTAAAAGAAGACCAAGGCTCAGAAACATCTATTAAATCATTAAAATCAAACTTTGTTGATATTTTTCTCCAACATCCAGAAGGTTCTAAATAATGAATATGTCTATTTATTAGACCATAATTTGTAGTGGGATAAGAAATTGGTTCTTTATTTGGCGTATAAAGACTTACTAATAATTTAGGACCAATTAAATCATTATCCCATGTAAGATATTGATCTATATTATGTTCTAATATTGTTTCTACAACGAATGCGTCTTCTTCAAAATTATATCCTCTTGGAAGATTCTTGTTAATTCTTGGATATGTTGAATATATATTTGGGTTGGTTTCTGCGGTATCCTGTAAGCCAAATCTAATAAAATCATTTTCTATTTGAGTATGATAAGAAACATTATTAAGATATATACTAGATGGTAAAGATATATTTGTTGTTTGTGTATATCCAGATCCGTCATGTTTTAAGTAATGTACTAATAGTCCAGATCCATATCTAAAAGTAAATCTATCATAATCTTGATTAAATGAACAGATTTTAAACGCACCTAAATGCCAGTTGTTTGTATCTCTATTAATTGATTGATACAGATTTGTATATAAATCTTTATATAATATTTCTTTTGATCTTAAATTTGGAGTACCGCTACTTGTCAATATGTTTATTCCACTGTTTGTAATACCAGATGATACATTGACAGTAGAAATGCCAATATTTGTTATAAATCCGTTAATACCTATATTAGAACCTTGACTATATCCAAAAGTTAAATTATCATTATTGCCCTTTAGTATAAAACTGCTAGACACATCTTTAACATTATTTTCAGTAATTAATCTTAATTTATTATCGTTTTCATTATAAGATAAAGCTATTGTTATTGGGTAAGAATAATCATAATAAAAATTGTTATCTTGAACAGTTATTATATTAGAATTGATATCTTTACAATATCCAGTTAACTTACCACCGCTATATCCAACCATTAATTCTAAATCTGATGTATATTTACTAAATAATATTCCAGAATTCCATAGATTATATCCAACACCGCTCATATTAATATCTGGACTAAATCTTGTAGATATGAAGAAAGCCCCACTAGTATTTACATTTCCAAAGTCAATATATCCCAAGTTTCCAGAAACTCTGATAGCATTTTCAAAATTATCAGTAATTTTTCCATAAAGCGGATCGTTCTGATATCCGTTAATTCTAGTCCAATCTATAGTTTTGTAAGATGTTGATTCAGTAAAAATAGAATTACTATTAAATCTTAATCCAAGATTATTAATCTTATTATAGTTTCCTACATATGTTCCACTTAAAGCTGTATCAGATCTTTGTTTATCAAAGAAATAATCAGATATTATTGAATTACCACTATCATGAATAAAAGAAAAATAACCATTTAAATATGGCGTATACATTTGTGGCTTATAAAAGCTAAAATCAAAATTTAAAACATCAAATGGTCCAGCAAAAATTGATCCATCAATATTTTTCCATCTATTTGCATAATTTGTTTTTAGGGTATTGTCTCTATTATATGCATGTGGAATATTATTAAGTAATGATCCAGATTCACTGAGAAGATCGTTGTTTGGTAAAATTCTTACTTGTCTTTTTGCAAATTCTTTATCTGCTTGACCAATAGTGTGAAGCATTAATCCATTTGATGGTTTATATTTTATCACTAACCATATTTTAGATATAGAAGCTCCACTAGGAATTGGATATATATCTAAATATAAGTTCTCAAAATAAGAACTCATAGAATAATCAGTTGATTTTCCTAGATTAACTCTATCTTCATAAATTTTTAATGGTATAGTATATTCTTCAAAAGATGTTCCGCTTATGATTGGATTTGTTGATAGAAGATAGTGATCACCACCTTGATTATTTGTAAGATTATTTTCAAAATATTGATATTTGTCAGATATTGATTCAGAACTAATTCCAAGATCATTTATATTTGCAAATCCAGATGATGTAGGAATAGCTCCACCAGAATTTTCGATATTTTGTAAAAATCCACCCACTTGTGATGTAACATGAAGTAATTTATCATCACTATATCCAACAACATCTAAGCTATAGTTTCTACTTCCTGTTGCTTTTCTTGCTACAATTTTTAATTCAATATCATCTATAGTAAAAAAATTATCTGTATCAGCAACATTAGACCATTTTGCATTATCAAATGGAAGAATTGGTCTATAATTACCAAAATTAAATGCACCATTAGCTAATGTATCTTTAGCAATTGGTGGTTGATGAGAAAACTTTAATTGTAGTTTACCAGAATCATTAATAGAAGAATAGTCTAATGAAATATATGTTGAATTGTTTTCATCTCTAATTAATGGTAATAATTTTAAAGAATTATTTGTTGTTAGATTATTAGAGGTAAAAAATATCCATTTAGAATTATTTGATGGATAAATATCATTAGTATAGTCATAGTTCAATACTTGTGATGGAAAAATATTTCTAGTAACTCTTAATCCAGTTGATAAAACATCTGTATAAAATGGAACATAATTATTTCTAAAACTTGATAATTCTCCACTGTTACATAATTCAATTGCTGTTATTCGCAATGTGTTTTCTGGATTAATAAAATTTTGAGTTTGTGTTGATAGTGGCGCACCGTCTAAAGCTAGATAATTATTTCCACTTTGATCAATAATAGTAAATGTATTTCTATCTTCATATCCTTCATTATAACCATCATCAAATGGATCATCTAAAGATTCTATTGTTATGTCTAAATTTACTTTATAATTTCCAGTAAATGTTCCACTTCCTAATACTGGATAGTTATTATCCCAAGTATCTAGGGCAGAATTGTTTATTTCTGGTTCTGTAATATATGTAGCGAAATTAACGTATTCTTCATCATAATTAGCATCACCGCGAATTACAAAATCTTTATATTTGATAATCAAATTTCCAGAAGGATCTTCAAATGTAATATTATTTATTTTATAGATTGGTGTAGTAAATGAAGAATCGTTGTGCCTTGGGGCCGATGCACGTATTAGAAGTAAACTTTCTCTTGGTCTAACTAATGGATTGCTTACATTAAAAGTATACTTAAAGTTACCAGATGAATATGTTGACCAAGGTTGTATATAGGTATTTTTATCATCGTACTGTGTTGTAAAAATACCCTCATCAATACTATTATATAGCCCGCTAGTGTCTAAATCTTCATTAACAAAATAATTATTACCAGATGATGTAATAATGTCTTGTATTGGATATAATTTTTCTCTACATTTAAAATTTGTATATTCTTCTAAATCAAAAGATCCACCAAGTTTATCAGTATATGGAATTGATAGTTGTGAATTTGATTTTAATCTACCGTGAAAAACTCCAGATAATAATAAAGTTGCACTAATATCAGCATTATTTTCTGACTTAAGACCAATAAGATTTAGTGTGTGTATAAATTTTGCATTTAAGTCAGAACTAGACTTTAATTTAGATTTAGCGCCAAGAATCGCTCCATTATTATTATTTAAACTAGATATAGATTTAAATCTAGTAATAGAGTTGTGCAACATTGTAACTTTTGCACGTACATTTCCACGCGCTAATTTTCTTAACGACAATGTTGGAATATTAATACAGTCCATCTTATTATCCTAAGACACTTCTATTTTCTCTTAATGATCCACCTTCGCCAGACTTGTAGTTTTGTATCTTATTGCCGATTTCCCTCATTAATTCATCTCTTAATTCATCTTTCATCTTACTTAAGAATGAACCACCGGTAAGATTGACATTTACATTAGTAGTATCTAACTTAATATTAAAATTAGTACTATTTAGTTTATCAATATTACTACTAAGATCTGTATTAAATTTATCTAATGATTGAGCTAATCTTGTAATTACTTCTGTGTTAAGACCCATTCCACCAGATTCTGGACCGGTAGACCCAAATGCTCTATATCTAACCATACCGCCATTCGCCATTCCAACAGCACCACCAATACTACTTTGTCCAGTACTTGATCCACGATTCATAGCCTGTAACATTTGTAGATTATTGCCACGCTGTACTGCTTCACGACGAACAACAAACTCACCCGGTGTTAACATTGCTGGAACTGTATCTGTACCACGGGGTACAAAAATTCCACGATTAGCATAAATTAAACCACCCTTATTTAAGGCTACTGGCGCGCCGCCTTCAGTAACTCTTTTACCTTCTCTTTCTATTTCTGATAATTGGAATTGAGCATTATCAACATTTATATTTGCAGTTTCTAATTGCATTTCAGCCATTTGTATTCCTAGCTGACCTGTTTCGCCTAATACTCCACCTAAATCTCTTAATCTTGCCTGTGCCGCACTTTCTTCCGCAGTTGTTCCTGCTGCAACCTGTGCTAATCTTGGATCAGTAATTCCTCTAGCACCTATTGCTGCACCAAACGCTCTTTCTGTCAATCCGCCGGGACCAGCTAATTGTTGACCAAATAATGTTTGCTGTCCAGCCTCTTGTTGTCTCTTAATATCTTGTGCGGCTGCGCCTAGTGCATTAGCGCCAAAAGCTCCTTGTAACCTTTCTGAACCAAGAGCAATTGCTGCTTGCGCTCCTGCTGCCGCTTGTTGTTCAAAAAACTTATCAATATCTCCACTAACAAGAGCATCAATAGAATCTTTTTCAAGTTTATTTTTTTCTTGAATAAGTTTAAGATTTTCTTCTTCTAGCTTAATTAAGTCACGTATAGTTTGTATTTGATCTTTTTGTGCTTGCTGTATATTTTTTTGCATTTCATCTGATTGGACTCCAGCAGCGCCCTGCATTCCACCAGCTAATCTACGTTGCTGTTCTATATTACTAAAACCAGCAGAAATTTGAGCATTTCTTTGTCTTAATTCTGTTACGCTTCCCGTTCTGAGATTACTTAATCCAGCGGCTCTAGCACCAGCATTTGCTCTACCTAAAACTGCGGCGCGTTTTTCTTCATTAGAAACCGCTGCGCCACCATATTTAGCTTGAATATCTCTACCCTCCATGTAAAGATCAATTGCCTCTTTTTGTGCTTGTGCTAAATTTCGTTCTGATTCTGCTCTTTGTTTAATAAAATTGATAACAACCTGTTCAGCCTTTTGTCTTTCTTGTGCAATTTTAAGTATTTCTTCTACTTGTTTTTGCCCAGCTTCTGATAATTTATCACCAAATACAGATACATCTCCAGACAATATTTTATCAACTTCCTCTGGCGATAATTGTATATTATTAATTATTGCTGATAAATTCTTTTTAGCTTCATCGCCCAAGCCTACAGTTAATTCTTTAGCAAAAGCTTCTTTTAGGTCATCTGCTGAATTTCCACCGGTCTGTCCCCTTGCTAATCTTCCTCTTAAATCATTTCTTACTTTTTCAAACGCAGCATTATAGTTTCGTTGTGCTTTTACAAAAGCTTCTGTATTAGCTCTGAATTTAGTTGGATCTATACCCATATTTTGTAAATTACTTGCAACATCATCTATTGCAGCTTTAATATCTGCCGGATTCATTGCTTGCGCAGCGCTAGTTACAGCTTGAGATAAAAATTCTGTATTTGAAACAAATGTATTACCACCAACTTCTAAGCTAGCAGCAAATTTATTCATACTAGCTGACATAGCGTTGGCAGTAGCAGTTGGTCCACGTAAACCAAGATTCATAGCATCAAAAGCAGCTTTAGCTCTAGCAACTTCTTTTTCTAAATTAACTAACTCTCTATTTACTTGATTTATTTGTTCAGATAATTGATTAACAGAATCCATAGCGGCTTTAGCTCCTTCTGTGTCTCCAGCCGCTTGTAATGTGCTTACTAATTCTGTTTGTTGATTCAATCTTGTTTGTAAATCGCCAATAGCTTCTCTTTTAATATCGTTTGGATTTGCGCCTCTAGCAAAACCAGATCTTATTGTTGCTTTTCTTCCCTCTGTTTCCATTTGAAATCTTTGTGCTTCAAATTTAGATGCTTGTTCAATTTGACCAGCACTTTCTTTTCCTAAACGTTCATTTCTTGCGGCAGCAGTTTCCACAAATGGATTTAATCCGCCCAAAGAAAAAATATTTCTTGCAATTGCTCCACTACCATATTCTGATCTATTTTGTAAATTTTTTGTAGCAAAATCTGATGCTCTTTTTTCTTGTGCCTGTACTTCAGAAGATGAAGCTCTAATTCTAGCAAGTGCTTCAGAAGCACTAATAGATCCGTTTTGAAAATCTTCCATAGCGTTCGTGGCAGATTTTTGGGCTTGCTCAAGCTGTTTTTGTGTTTTAACTGCACCAGCTTGCGCTGAAGCTAAAGCTTTAATTGAATCAAGACTAGGACCACCAAAAGCTTGTTGAATGAGAATTAGTCCAGAATCAATAGTATCACTAAATCCCCCAATTAAATTTCCAACAAGTGGAAAAGATGCAGCAGCATTTTTTGCTGCTAACGATGCTGCTTTTATTGAATCGCCTGCCTCAATAGATTTTTGAAGTTGACCATCTAAATTTCTAAAATTTCCAACAACACTATTTATTACGGCAATAATTCCTGTTACAGCAGAGGCTGGACCAGCACCAAAACCGGCTATTTTAGAGCCAATAGCTCCAGCAAATCTACCAATGCCGCCACCAACCGCGCCAGCGCCTCTAGCAAGTAATCCAGTACCTTTTCCAACAACACCGCCAGTTTTAGCTAATATTCCTCTGTTGCTTCCAAGTATTTGATTAAAACCAAGATTTTTTTGTGTGAACCCTACTCTTGCTCCACGACTAAGCTGACCTGCTCCCGAAGCAATATTACCAATAGAACGAGATAAGAAATTACCGCCGACAATATTTTTACCACTAAATCCAGCACTAAATCCTTTTGATATTGATGATGTGTATGGAGATATTTTTTGACTAATGCCTAAATTTGGAATATTAGGCATATTTATTCCTTGAGTTATTCTTCCAGCAAAATTTCCTACTTTTGCACTTAATGGAACTTGTCCTGTTAAACTTTTACCCTGTCTACCAAGTGAAAATGAAGGTTGTAATAATGATGTATCTAGATTTTTAGAAACAGAACTTAGTCCTCTTTTTACAGTAGAACCAGCGCGAAAAGCCCCTTTGCTTAAAGGTCCACCTCCACCAATTTGCCCACCACCGGTAATGCCTCTGATTGCATTTTGAAAAATACCACCTATACTTCCCGGTCCTTTACCAAATAATTCTATTATATTTTTAGCACTTAATGCAACTCCAAATGCTTCTAAAGCAAAAATAGCTGCGCCAATAGTTGTTGTAAGACTTAAAAACTGATTAGCTATTTTAGACATAGCGCTACTGCTTTCATCAATTGGTGGAATCAATGCTTGCAAACTTGCTGTAACAAGTGTTAATTGTGAGCCAAAACCGCCAAATAAATTGCCACCATTTCCCTGTGCTTGACCACCAGTAGCAAATTTTTGAACAACTCCACCTTTAGCATATTTTCCAACTTTATTCATTCGGCCCAAAGCGCCATAGCCAATTGACTGAGCAGATTTTTTATTTACAACAAATTCACCGGGAGTTAATAGTGCTGGAACAGTATCTGTGCCAACAGAACCTCCAGAAGCAAATCGTGCATTAGAAGTAATATCATCAACAAGTGGTCCACGATTACGCATGAATGGAACTTTACTTCCACCAGCAGTAAATCTCATATTTCCGGGTGGTATTCCAAACAATCCACTAAGATAAGAACGAACACCGGGTACTTCTGTAGACTTACTAAGAACTCTTAATCTAGAACCTTGTATTTGACCAGACTTTATTGAGGCTTGAAGTTGCTTACCAAATTGTGTTAATCCAACAGATTTAATATCTTTTAATCTTGCAACTGGATCTAAGAAATACTTTTGTAGGACAGCTTGTTTTTCTTGTTCTGTTCTAGCTTTACCATAGGCTATGTCACCAACTGTTCTTAATAAAGTACGATCAATATCAACATATCCACCGCCAGACTTAATAAGATCATTAATAGCACTTGGTCTTGGAAGTATGCCCTTGGCTCTACCTCCAGAAGCAAATTTATTTACTTTTATATATCTAGTACCTTCAGAAGCAGCTTTTGCTAATGTTTTAGAAATATTTAATTGGTTAGGATCATTTTTAAATTCATTTGGTAATATAAATTTTCTAGTACCAAATAATTTATTAACCTGCTCTTCATTTATAGATTTAAAATCAAAAATAGCATCATTTTTTCCATCATCTGCTATTACATTACCTGTAACACTTCTTACAAATGCTTCAAAAAATTGACCCTCAATAGAATTGATAGCAGATTTAGATAATAATTGATTTAATGGTCGTGAGGGACCATATACATTTAATTCTCCATTAAATTTTTTTGCAGCTTGATCAAAGGCGGTTGGTAATATATTACTAATTTCATCTTCAAATATTTGAGATCCTTTTGGTTGTAAAAATGTAGGAACTGCATTTGGAGCAGAAACTTTAATTCCAGTATTTTTTCCAATGGCTTCAAATAAAGTTTTTCCAGTTTGACTTTGGATAGCTTTTTTAATATTATTACCACCAGTTTTATTACCTTTACTAAGAACTTCAGATAAAAGTCCTTCAAAATTTACACTTGGTCCTCCCTTTAAAAAAGAAGCTCCAAAAGTTCTATTAATTTCGACAGATCTTACTGTGCCTGTTTTATCTTCTTGTCCCTTTTGTCTATTTGCTATTTCTTGATCAATTCTATATTTTGCTTCTCCAGACAGTCCGCGTGTTTTAAGTACATTTTGTAAATCAGTATCGGAAGCAGTTTTTAATGATTTTCTTGTTACTCCACCAGATCTTGATACTCTAATTCCACTATTATATCTATTCTCATTCATTGCAACTAAATTATCAGCACCAAGTTTATTAACGCTACTCTTTCTAATAACAAATTCGCCGGGTTGTAACATTGCTGGAACAGTATCTCTATTTCCAGTACCGGGAACCATTCCACCTCTAGCAAAACCAAGTACTTTTCCACCCTTATTAAATGTTCTACCAGAACCTATACCTCTACCAAACCCACCAACAAAACTACTAAGTCCTCTGGCTAATTTAATAGTAGCAACGGCTGTTAACAATGGAATAATTGGCTTTAGCGCATCTGCAAGTTTAATTAAAGCGCTAGCAAGATTAAGTGTTGTATTAGCAAAAAATTGGAATGAACTAGTTTCACTTATACTTCTAATTAAAGCAAGAAATTCTTCTTGTACTTTAGTAATTCTAATAGCTAAAGCTTGCTGTGCAGTTTCCGCGTCTTTTGTTAAGCCAGTTCCAGCTTTTTGTGCAACATTAAGTGCGTCTTGTGAAGTTTTAAATTGTTGTAGTAAGGGTAGTACTTTACCAATCTGACGAAATCCACCAAGCTCTTCAGCAATACGAATAAATGTAATATCACGTTCACCTAAACCGGTTAAGGCTTCACTTAACCGTCTTACTGCTTCAAATGGACCAACGAACTTACCTTCAAGATCAACAAGTTCTACGCCAAATTGTTTTAAGAATTCAATTGTCTTGGGGCGTTGAATACGTGTAAAAATTGTACGTAAACCAGTACCAATACTTTCTGCACTTTCTCGCGTAGTTGCTCTTACACTTGTAAATAATGCAATCAATTCATTAAGACTACCACCAGAAGATTTAAACACACCACCAGTTCTACGAATAACGTCAATTAAGTCTCCAGCTTCTACAGCGAATGCGCCAGCAACAGCATTAATAGAACTTAATTGACCTTCTAAAGAACCAACGCCTTCTTGAAACTGTGCTAAAATGGCAATAGCACCTTCAGTAGTTTCACTAAGACTATCAAAGTTTGGGGCAAGTGCTGCCTTTGCTAATGTTTTAAGTGCTACTTCTGTATCTCTAGCACTAACACCGGCCTGTAATAATAGCTGTGATGTATTAAGTAAATCTTTTGATGAAACACCAAGTCCAGTAGATAAATCAGTAATAGATTTTGTTAAAAATCTTAATTCACCAATAGTTTGTCCTGTTACTTGTGCAACTTTAATTAACTGACGTTCAAAGTCAATTGCTTCATTTACTGCATTTGATAAAGTATTAGTAAATAGACTAACGGCCCTAGTTGCCACAGCTAAAGCCGTAAATCTTTTTACTGAAATAGCAAAGGTACGGCCCAAGTTTGAAGCCGCTGAGTTTGCGGCATTTAAAGATTGGGCGACTTGTTGAACCTGTCGCGTAGCTTGGGCCGTACCCTGTACTTGAACATTTACTTGAACATTATTAAGCTGACTCTGTATCTGCCTAACAACTTGGGCAGTATTTGTTGGTGCCTGTAGTTGTAGTTGTGCAGTTAATACAAATCTTGACATATTAACCTACAGTTAGTTTGAAGTAAATTGACCCCATAACTATCCGCAGATTATTCGTCTTTAATACTCAGCTTCTTTCCCTTGTCGTCCACATACGTGACTGAAGGAACATAATTTCCATTCTCGTCAAGTAAGTTTCCATCTTTATCTACACGTTTTCCTTCTTCATTTACATAATATCCAAATTCATCTATTCTGCGACCTTCTGTATCTACCCTTTCTCCCTTATCATTAACTAATGCTAAGTCATCGTTAACAAAGTTAAACATTTTAAGGAATTTATTTTCTGGTAGCTTGGATTCAAAATCCTTGTCTACAGAATACATCATTTGGGCCAGTGCGGTTGCTGCCGCAAAGGCAATTTCACTATCAGAATTTGCAGTATATTCATCTAAATTATTATACACCTTATTGCCATTTTCATGAAATGTGCAGTTTGCTACTAGAAAATCAAATCTGGCATTATCAGATAATGATTCTGCCGTATTTTGTTCTAGGCTCATTCTTTCAGCAATAAGTTCGCGTAATTCTATACGTTTTCTTCTCATGTCAATGGCAATATTTTTACCTTCGCTTGCGCGTAGTTTACCATTTTTGCCACTAACATATAATTCCTTTTCAAGTCTACTAATTTCTTCAGTAATCTTCTTTTGTTCAACATCCTTGTCGTTATTCCAAATATCCTGCTCCTTCATAAACTTTTCAAGTTCTTTCTTGGTCATAATTCCATCGCGCACACAATCTGTCCACACTTTTGCACTTAATCTCTGTGCTTGAGAAAGTAGTGCATTGTTTGGGCGCTTTACAACAATCTTAACTGTCTTTTCGCCACTAGCATCTGTAACCTTAACGTCTACTGTTTTTTCCTTGTCCTTCATAATTTACTCCTTATCATTAGGTGAAATAACTGGTATCTTCATCGAATATCTTAGCCACTCAACTTCATATTGAGAAAGTTCTGCATCTATATTTCTAGCTTGATTATTGCCCTTGTCTAATATTTCAGATCTTACTTTATTATATAGATCCTTCATTAATTCTTGTTCTTTTGTAAGTTTACCATCTTTTGTTTGCCATAAGAATCCAAAATTATCTTCTATAGTACTAAGTGCGCCAATCATAGTTGTCTGTATTTTCTTTTTCAAAATTTTAGATAGTCTATCCTTAGAATCTAACTTATATTTTGATTCTCTTATTTTCTTATAATCTTCCATTATTTTCCTCCTTTAAACTTATCCTTAAATTGGTTAGTGGCTTGAGATCTTAATCTTAATTGTTCGTCTGCAAAATGCTGTTGTTCGACTGAACCCCTTGCTTTAATAAGATTTGATCTTTGTTTCTTTATCATATTTCCATGAATATTATTCATACTGTCTACTCTATCAACATCTTTATCATTTGAGGCCATCATAAAGACTTCTGAAGAATTTTTTATTTTATCGCTTTTTACTGATTCTTCGAATTCTCTATCTGCCTTTTCTTTATCTCGTTTCTTGCCCTGTATTATAAACCAGCCATCTAGCATATCATCATCATCTATAACATCTTTACTTGGACAATCTAAAGACTCCTGTATATTATCATACATTTGTGACCAAATTACAATATTTTTCTGATTATATGTTAAGTCTGTGTTTGGGGGGTTATCAAATAATTTAATACCAGCCTTATCTTTTATTATCCACATAGATTTCCAAGGTTCATTACGTGCGAGTTCTCTACATTCTTTTTCTGATAAAATAGATGCATTATATTCATCCATAATATATGATAATGATACATCTGAAAAGTCATATAATTCATTATTTTTGTATGTTGAGTTTTTGACTATATGTATTGCTTTTTCAGAAGATGCTATTCCTTCACATGTGTTTGAATAATACATGTGTTTTTTGTTATGTAGTTGATTAAGTTGTTTTTCTGCTGCTCTAATATATGCACGAATAGTTTGGGCCAATCTTTCGTTATTACGTGCATTATATATTTCTACTTTTAGTTTTTCAATATCTTTTTGTATGCCTTTAATTTTTTCCTCTTCTGAATATGACCATAATCCATTTTCTAACATCCATTGATTATTTTCATCTTCGTCCATTACGCCGTCAATGTATGATTGTTGATAAAATTCATTGTATATTTCACAAGAATCTGATAATATATCAAATGTTGGTGGTATAATATATAAAATTAAATCTTCATATTTTATTCGTAGTTTACCACTTCTTATTCTTGAAATAAAAAACTCCCGCTCATGGTGTTTCATAAAAACCTCATGGCGGGAGTCGCTTGTTTCCTTTTGTGTCCTTGGTTAAATTTTTAACTAACTAATTATGTTGGATATGAACCAATTGTAGCCCTTGCTGGGTCTAGGTTATGACCAACTATTAGATCGTTGAAATTAGTATAGCTATATGTGATTGTTGCGTTACCACCGCCAGCGTCACCGCCGCCGTATGTAACACTTGACAATCTATTCTTTGTTCCAAGACTAAAGAATGTACCATCATCTAGTTCGATTCTAATTGTTTCTTCGGCAGTATTATTACCTTCATTTGTAGTGCCATCGTATGATGGTCTTCCTTCTTCATATGCTGAAACAAAGTCGCCACTGACTGCAATAACTTCTAGTTCACAAGTAACTTCAATTGGGAAGTTTGGTGAACGATAATATGGAGCTTTACGACCAAGTTCAAGAATATCCTCACGACCAAAGTCTGTACTAATTGTGCAGCTTTGAATGTGTGCATAGGGAGAACTTGTACCAGCATTCCAATTATTACCAGCACTACTATTTTGCTGTACACCATATACAGACTGTGGAATAATGCAAGAACTCATCTTAACATTTTCACGCCTTTGAATGCCACCACTACCAAGAACAAGTGCTGCTGGACTGTCTGTTCCAATTCCATTGATACCGGTTGGAATTTCTGCTGCCTGTACAGAGTTTACTAGAGTTGGGCTTAAGTTCCATATTTTATGATTGCCAACAAGAGTTACAGATTCTGTTGAGTTTCCATCTGTTGGGAATGTATAACTAACACTACTTAGATACATTCCACTCATATAAACTTCTACAGGGGCATTGCCAGTAACAGCATCTTTTGATTCGTCATATATACCAAGACCAACACAGCATCTTTCTTTTGATCGGCCAACAAGGTTGGCAGAAGTTGCTTTTGGTGAAGCAAGATGATATACTAATGGATAACCATCTAGTACCTTTTCAATTGTTACTTCTACGTCTGGTAGACCTTCAATATTTTCATAAATCTGAATTTGGCCTAATTCGAAGGCTTGTTCTAGATTAAAATTTGTTGTAATACCAACACTTTGAGCGCCGTGTACGGTTCTGCTGCTTGCGTCTGTATGGGCATCAAAGCATGGAGCTATAACAACAGCCTGACAAGCATAAAATATACGATTATTTTGTGGCATTATTATTCTCTCCTATATGATGGAAACTCTAAATATCTATACACAAATTTCATATTTGGGTATTAATTACTTCTGCCGTTAGTCTGACTAATCCGGCATAGAAATTCGTATTAATTAAGTCCATGTTTTGAACAATAGCATTTTTTAATCTAATTCTATTACTGGCATATTTATTGATCAAGTCTGGATATCTTAATGCTCCAGATACAGGAACGCCAAAATAATTTAGTGGAAAAGCACCACTATTTGCAATAGTATTGCTATTAAACATGAGTATTGTTTTGTCATTTTGAAATGACATAATATCTAATAATTTATTTCTAGTATTCTCATCTTCTGCCAAGCAATGGAAGATAATATCTGTGTCAACGAATTGACCACCACCAAGCTGATATCCACGTAGGGTTCTTTTTGGCACAATTTCTACAGCTATTGCTGGAAGTTGTACCCTCATTTCAGCAGGAAGTGAAAATTCACCCTTTTGAACATTTAAAAATGACAACGAGGGTTCTTGGGTTCTATACTGAATTTCTCTTAGCCAAGGCAAATTATTAGCATATATAATATTTACATATTTATAACTATGTTCTGCCTGTACTTTACTACCACTTGGTATTGGAGAATCAAATATAATTCTACCATTATAATAATCGACTTTATGAGAATATGTGCCGGTGGTAGCGGATGAATAAAATTGATTATTTATATAAACACCAGAAATACCGGGGATTGCATTATTAGTTCCAACAATTGGGGCTGGATTATGATTCACGCCACTTTGCCATATCCAGTTTTTTCTAAAGCCTTCCCAAGCCTGACCATATAAATAATTATCATTAGACGATAATCTTAATAAACTATAATCTTGACCATTTGGGGATGTTTCATTAAGGGTTACATTAAAGTAATTTCCCTTTTCTAATAAGGCCCAATCTAAAAATTCGATGATATTATCTTGCAACTCATTATTTAGAGTTGTTTCGAAAATATCATTAAAACCTTTTAATTTAAGATAATCTGTCATTTGAGTATGTCTTGAAAAATTTTAGATATTTGTTTTTCTTGTTGTGTTCCTATTAATGCTCTAGTAACAAAATTATCATCATCTGTACCACTATATTCTGGTGGTATTCTAAATGCGCCTCCGGGTATCATATTTCCTAGTCCAGATCGACCAAGCCCGCTTTCTGGATTATATTGATAATTTACTACTATTATATTATCGCCGCGTTTTAGTAACCAATCTAACCAGTGTAAATCTCCACCATTAAAAACAATGTGACCTTCACTTAATGATAATAAATTAACAAAATTACTTGGTTGAAAATTTACTTCTATACCACCCTTTAACTTATTATCAAACTTAACCATCTTTATAGATAATGAATTTTCTACTGCTGAAGCTATTCCTTGTATAATTCTAGTTGCAGATCCAGCATATATACCAAGTTGACCAGCTAAAGATTCTGGAGATGATGAACTTAATGACATCATTTCTGGTTGTGATAATATCCAACCTTTTACTAAACTTTTGCACCTATTTAAAATGTTATTTTGATTTTGTGAAATAATATTATTAGCAAGTTCTGATAATGCTTTTGCAATATTTTTCTCTATTACGTCTAAACTATCAACTAGTTGGAGAGTAATCATACACGTTTCCAAAAACATCCAAAATAACGGTCTTGACGAAGACCCATTGGAATATGTTCACCTATTCTTTCAAATCTTATTTCTTTATAATCTTTTATTCCAGAATGTACAATCAGTTGTTTTGCTTTTAATACTGATGGTAAGTCTCTCATAAAACCAATAGTTTGTATACTACCATCTGGTAATTGTATGTTATCAGTGACTCCTGTCCACTGTTTTTGATCCCAATATACTTTTAGTTTAACTTCTGTTAAAACTTCAACTTCTTTAATTGTTACATTACCACGATTAATAGTACCATTACTATTTCTGTGGGCGTTAATAGAATTTTTATTTGGTATATTATTATTGGGATTATAAACTATTTCTTCAACTTTGTTAATAGATACCAACTGACATTTAACACCAAAGATGTCAAATGTAGAATCTATAACATCATAATATTTATCAAACACACTTTCTGGTACATTTACTGGCATGTATTAACCCCAAATAGATATAGCTGCTCTTTTCCATACTAGCCCAGTTGGACTATCACCACTTGGAACATTAAAATATACATAATCACTATCAAAAGTCATTTGACCAGATGTGCCTGTATCGTTATAATTTGTTATAGTTGCAAAATATGGCGCTGGTAATACAGATGTTTGTATATATCCACCAGATCCGGTTACAACCATTAATCCAGATGTTGATCCTATAGTTCCAGAGTTAGAAATATTACCATGTACATGTGTATTTATTAGTCCAGATACGGTTAATACATCGGCATATATAATACCAGATGAGTTATATCCATACTGTGCTATACCAGATACAGTAGTAATATCTGTTCGTAACACTCCAGAAGAATCATATCCGTATCTTGCAATACCAGAGACTGTTGTTAAATCGGTTCTTAATACTCCAGAAGAGTCATAGCCATGTCTTGCGATACCAGAAACTGTTGCCAAGTCAGTTCTCAACACGCCAGAAGAGTCATAACCATATCTTGCAACACCAGACACAACAGTAATATCTGTTCTTAAAACTCCAGATACGTTATTAACAATACCAGATATAGTTGTTAAATCAGTTCTAAGAACGCCAGAAGAATTATAACCATATTGAGCAATTCCAGATACTGTAGATAAATTAGTAGATAAAGTACCAGATATATCAACTAAATCTTCAATATCATTTATTACTAGTGGTCTAAAGCTTGGATATGCTGGAGAACATGGTGGAGAACAACCACTTGGTGGACCAGCAAAAACTAAGCCAGCATTTTGTTTCTTAAAAAAGAAAATATTATCAACAACACCGCTCAATTCTAAAACTGCTTGCGTGTTAGCATCTCCAAGTTCATTTGGAACAAAGTGTGCTAATTGTCTTCCACCTTGATATCCTGAGTCTCCATTATTGCCAGATGGAAAATATATTCCAGAAGTTCCAACATAAAAACCAGATGCAAATACTGAAGACTGTTGACCATTACCACCAACATGTATTCCATATTCTGGATTTTGATTTATAATACCAAGTCGCTTATTGTCAGAGTCCCATACTATATTATTATCGTAATTTAAGATATTTGAACTTGACCAAACAGCAACTCCACTTTTCTGTGGAAAATTTAAGTTTGATATACCAGAACCAGTATATACGCTGTGAGTTGCTGGATATGTTACATATACTTCTTTAAGACCCGCTGGAAAATTAACAACTTGATTACTGTTAGAACTTTTAAATGGAAAACGTCTAAGAGCATTATTAACGCCATCTAAAATATATTGTCCAGAACCAACTTCGTATCTAGTTCCATCGGTAATTGCGTAGAATAAATAAGTATTATAGTTATATTGAGAACCAAAAGAACTAAATCCCTGTGCGGCACCATTTAGATGAAAATTGCCTGTGCCAACAGTGTAACTTAATTCTTTTATTCTATCAGCTAAAACTACTGTGTTTGACATTATTTATCCTTATAATACGGTTAATGTAACTCCAGTACTTGGAATAACGCCAGAGGCATTACCGAATACAACTAGATCATTTACTGCCGCGTCAACATATTCACTAGATTTATTTAATACATAAAATGTTAAATAATTTCTATCTCTTGTAACTATGCCTACTGTGTTAAGATCAAAATCTTCTCCAGCATCGCTATCTGTTCTGCTGTTACTATTACCAATTGCTACATAATTACCATCTGCAAAAGTATCATCTTTAAAATATACTTCAAATTTACCTTGACTAGTCTTTTTAAGTTCTTTAATATTATATGATGAAGTTACGCTCATATTGCCAGAACCATTAAATCTTATCCAAGCTTGTGCTGTGGACTTAGCTGTAAACATTGTAGAATTGTCTACATCAAAATCTATAGTTGTTTTATTGCCAATATTTAATAATTCTTTGTCGGCATTTACATATGTAAATTTAATACCACGATTATTTGTTGAAAAAGACAAATTACCACTAGCATTTATCCATTGATCTCCCATTGGCATATTACCAATAGCTTTATTTAAGCCATTTATATGCATATATTGCGTATGTGGATTGGCAGTTGTTAAACCAGCTAAATCATTATGCTCTATCCCATTGGGACCGGGATATCTAACTAATTGTAAACCGCCACCGTTTGGAAATTCAACTCCAGACTCTGCAACGAATCTTCCATACTGATTATTGTTTATTTTAGCTCTAACGTTACTACCAGTAAATGGTGTTAAACTATCAAAATTTCCACTAGCAACAATGGTTTGTATAGATTCTGCAATGTCTTTCATATTTTCTCTAACATCAGCAGCAGAAATTAGACCAGCGTTATTATCTGCTAAGTCTGTATTTATATTATTTACAATATCTGATTGAGATCTAATTGCCATGATTCCTCCTAGTATATGAAATATCCGCCGCCGCGAAGGTCGTTATCTGTATATGTTCTTATAACAAAGTCGCTGCCGGGACTATATGGACCAAGTACAGCTTGACCAGCAATACTTCCACCAGCACGATAATCCATCATAGCGGCTTCATATTTTTCACATAAGTCTTTGTATAATACTGATAATGTACTAGCCACACCTCTAAGATCTATAGCTGATGGACCATCTTTAATAGATATAGCATTTGCAGCTTCTATCTTAAGTTCACTTCCAATTATTATACACGCAGTTTTAAGACATGTTAATATTATGAAGTCTGTATCTTTTGTTTCAGATTCCGTTGGGTCTGGATCTATTATACAATTTTCTACATTAATATCGTATGAATTTGAAAAATCTGCTTCTCCAGCCACCAAAAATGCAGAAACTAGTATACTACTTTCAATTCTATTTGTAGTATATTTATAATTTTCCGTGTCTAAATCATTAATTAGATGGCGAACTATTGTAGACATTTGACCTTGCCAACTCATATTTCACCTATAGATTACAGTGTACTTGGAAAGAATAAATGTCCGTATAATATGTTCCACTTGGCAGATATACTTTGGCTTGTAATTTATGCATACCAATCTCTGTTAAGTCTCCAGAAACTGTATCGTAATATACTTTGCCATCTACGCCACTAGTTAGTAAACTGCCCACTCTATAAAATAATTCGTCACTTGGGCGACGGAAAATCATTTGAATTTGTGAGGCGTTAGAAATATTTACAACGATACCATTATCCTTAATAGTGGCTAAAAATCTAGTACCAATATCGTTTAGATGAATTTCACTTGGCATTTATCTTTTTAGTTCTATATCTAAGGTGGTTTGGATATTTAAAGTAAAAGATATTATGTTCATAATATTATTACATTATCTTGCTGTATGCTTAACGTAAACGATACTAAAGTATTTATATTACTAGAGAAATTATCTTTTGTTTTTACGTGTAATATAAAACCAAAGACCTCCCCGTTAAAATATATAGTATCTGATGTGCTAAATGGTAAATGGCTATATCCAAACATTTATACACTATTCTGGTTGCTTTTTATTTTGTTCTTCGACCAAATTCTTGTTAATACCATTTAGTTTTTCATAAAGCTGACCAATAGCTACCAAATCTTGGGCCTTAAAAACGCCTCTTTGAGTAGCGAGATCAATAACCACCATTAGATTCTGAATATCACCTTGATTTAATTCCATGATTTTTTCCTTTATTCTGGACTGTTAATTGGAGCAATAACACCCTGTTCTGCTCCAGCTTTTCCTATATATAATAGCAATGATTGCACTATATTTGCAAGGTCACTATCTTCTACGCTTTTGCTTAATAAATTATCAATAACTAACCAAGTTCCGTTATCTCCCGGCATATATTCGGCCACACCATCAAAAACTCCAAATTTTTTCAAACGAACTCTAGCAGTAGCCTCACCGCCCAAAGTTCCCGCACTAATAATTATTTCTTCAACCCATAATTTATCGTATGTTTTTGCTGGAACTGTAGATACTATTGCTGGAATTAAATTTGGTAACATAATATCTCCTTATAAAAAGTAATATAATTGTATTAGGATGTCAGCCATTAATCCTCTCCTCTAGTGCGGCGATGCGTGCTTCCAGTTGCTGGATGTACCGCAGCATCGGCGTGATGAGTTTGCTGTACGTGACGCCACGCAGTTGCGCCTCGCCGTCTACCATGTCGTAGAAACACAGTTCCGGCTTGACCGCCTCCACGTCCTCAGCGATCAGACCGTAGTCGGTGACGCCGTCGGCCTCGTCGCTGTACGTGCCGTCGGCGTTCTTCTTGCGATAGCGGTACGAGACGGGCGAGAGCGCCGACAGCCATGACACGTCGTCCAGCGTGACGATGTCGGTCTTGCTTTCGCGGATGGAGGAGACGTATCCGAGTTTGCCAGTGGAGTCGATGAATAGATCGCGGTTGGTCGCTCCGACGGTGTCTTCGTACACGTCAGACATGGTTACTACGCCGTCACTGGCAATACGCATTCGCTCGCCAGCATTTGTCACAAATCGCAAGGCGTTTGCGCCTTCTGCGCTTATCTGCGCAAAACCGCTACTGTTCTGCGGCGGATTGAACGACAGCACATTGCCGCCTGTGCTGGTGTCGGAAAGCGCCATTGAGCAGGAGCCGTTATTTACGATCAGTAAAGGACGGTTAGGCGACCCGCCAATCCCCACATTTCCGCTCGCATCCACCCGCACCCGCTCACTGCCTGCCGTCACAACCGACAGCGTGTTCGCGCCGCCTACCTGCTGCACGCCCGTATCGTCGTCGCCGCTGATCGCCACGCCCGGTTTGTAGGAGCCGCTGCTGCCGCTGCCTGCGGTGACGAGGATCTGCCCAGTTGCTCTTGAGATTTGCAGTGGCGATTCAACGAACGCTCCTGAATCGTTGTATCTGGCTATACGGAGACTGTCGGAGTCGTTTAGGAACAACGCAAACCGCAACGTAGTCGAACCGTAGTGGAAACGGATGGCAGGCTGACTTGCCGACGAAAGCAGTATGTCGCCTCCCGATACCTCTAGTTTACTGCTGGGGCTACTCGTCCCAATCCCCACATTCCCCGACGCATCAATACGCAGCCGCTCGGTTGGCGTCGCCGTCGCGGACCCGGTGGCCGACGTGCGGAACGACAGGATGCCACCGAAGTTTCCAGTGTCCACGCACAGTATGTCTGCGCCCCACCCAGTGGTGAACACATTGTGCGAAAACCTAATGCCCGCAAAACTTTGGCCTGAACCCACAGTGCCGGACAGCAACAGCGTGGCCTTATTGGCGTCGCTCGTTGCAAACGAAAACGCACTCAGCGGCAACGCTGTAGGAGTCATCCCAATGCCAACAGCGCCGCTCGCATCCACCCGCACCCGCTCGCTGCCGTTTGTCACAAGCGACAGCGTATTAGCGCCGCCGGATGTCGTCTGCATCAGGCCTGTATCGTCGTCGCCAGACACGGCCACGCCCGGCTTGTAAGACCCAGCGCTGCCGCTGCCTGCGGATACAAGCAGTTGATTCTCTAGCGTGACGTTACCCGTCGCCCGCGCGATGGAGATCGGCGTGCCGAGAAACACGCCAGAGTCCGACCATCGCGTGACCCAAAATGTAGACCCGACGTTACTGCCGCTCTCCGCGTCGAACCCCGGCCCAACCTCCCAGCGAGTGCTGCCGCTGGTCTGCATCCGCAGTTGACGGACGTTGCCTGCGACGGTGCCGGTGAGGACGACCGGCGATGCGACGGTGACCTGCCCGCCAAAATAGTTTGGCGCCGTCCCGTTGGCGTAGAAGTTCCACCGCCCGGTTCCACTGGCGATGTTGCTCCAGAAACCGAAATTGTTTGTGGCTCCAGTGAGTGAATCCCTCGCGACGAAACCGTACTGACTCCCAATGGCCGATCCAGCGCCCAATGACTGCTGCGCTGCCGCGTAATGCTCAAGCGAGTTGACCGTATAGGAAGCCGCCTCTGTTCCTATGTTGCTCAAACAAGATATGAAGTTGTTTGTGCTGCTGGACGGAACCAATACACGCAACACAAATCCGGCAGTCACGCCTGCCGATGAAGGTAGGCCGCCAAGTATGGCGAACTTGTGCGAGTCGGAAAACGCAGCGGTAGCGCCGATCGCAATGCGCCCAGCCGCATCGATCACAAATGGGTCGGAGTCGCCGCTCGCGTCGTTGACGACGAAACTATTGGCCGTGCCTGTGTTAGTGATGGTCAGCGGGACAACGTTGCCGCTGTTCTCACACGTAGCGGCCCCCGTAAACGCCGCCCCCGCCTGCCCGACGATCTGCCCAGTAAACGTGGCGGTGCCGGTGGAGGAGATGGTCAGGCAGGGGTTTACCGATGGGTTACCGATGATGAAAGAGTCGTTGGTGGTGAGTGAATACGCGTACCACTTCACAGTGCCATTCTTTGCCCACCACAACGCTGAGGTTTGGCTATTGTCTGCATTCAGAATAAGCAGAGGATCGCTTGGGCCGGACACATGGAGTTTGCAATTTGGTGTAGTACCGATTCCCACGCTACCATTCGCATCAATAACAAATGGCGAAGTATCACCAGTAACATCATTAACAACAAAACTATTACCTGTACCATCGTTAGTAATAGTAAGAGGTACATTTGTGCCGCTAGAACTAATTGTAACACCAGTTGAGAAAACTGTGGTGGCGGTAAATGTTTTTGCTCCGCTAATAGTTTGAGTTCCAGTAGTTCGTACAACCGTACTATCAACAGCTATACTATCCGCACTAACACTTATTCCATCGCCCTGACCAATATCTATTGTTCTATTTGCCGCAAGACTTCCACCACCAGCCAATCCGCTTCCTGCGGTAATAGTGGTACTAGTATCTGCTTTGGTACCTATTTGAGTTTGAATAGCACTGGTTACACCCTTAACATAACTCAATTCTGTAAGTGAAGGATAAGTACTAGTACTAAGAGAAACAACATTCTTATTAGCATCAAAACTTGCTATTGTACTAGATGTTTGATTACTAATATTTAATCCGCTAGCAAAAACTCCACTACTATTAACATTTAGAATTTGACTAAAATTACCACTAGTAGCAGATAATAGTCCATTATTAATGGTTAATCCATTTGTAAATGTATGATTAGCACTAATGGTTCTGGCTTCATTTATATGAACATATTGAGCATGATCATCGTCACCCAAGCCGAATAAATTACCGTGATCATTTTGTGGTACACCATAAGTAGTTGTAAGAACGCTTCGTCTTAAGTCCAATATACTATATAAACTACTTTTTGGAGTATTGGTAAAAGTATCATTTGTTAAGAAAATTAATCTGTATAATGGTCTTAGTTCATTTGCTGGAATATTTGTTAAATCAATATCGGTCCAGTTATTATTATTTTCCGCAGCACCCAAGCTACTATCTTCTCTTTGTCCCATGATTGACAATATAGGATCATTAATATCATTTGTGGCAACGAGCCACATTGCAAAATATCTATTATTTGGAACATTAATAACTGACCAAGTTCCACCAGAATGCGAATTGTATAATGCTCTTGTAGCATTGTATTTAACTGGATATGGTGTTCCAGAATCTCTTACCCATTGACCAGTAATTCCACTATGATAATAAACTGGAAAATAACCAGTTGGAGATAGCTGTTGAGTAAATTCAACACCGTTGTCGCCGTCCATTATATTAATAACTATATCTTCTTGGTATAGAGTACCATCGCTAATACTCATTTGTGCGTGACTATTTGATGTCCCATTTCCCTCAAGAACATAGTTACCAATACTTAGCCCATTAATATATTGCATACCAAAAGTATTGTGAATCCACTTATGAGTGGAACTATCCATTCTTATACCATGACGTTCTTCTCCAAAAAACGTACTTTGGTTAATATCACCATTCCAGTGAATATATGCAATTGGTACATCTATATCAAAATTAAATGCTGTAGTTTTATTGTGTAGTTGCTTAGTTGCTACATCAAAATGTAAATAATTTAGTGCTGTACCACTACCAATGACAACTGTCTCAGGTGCTGTCTTAGTAAATTTTACTCCCTCGATATAAACATCATAACTAGAACCACTTGGTTGAATGGTAAAAGTTCTAGTAGAGTCATTAAAACTTATAATACTATCAAGTCTATTAACAAATCCTTGAGGCTCAAGACTTAATTCGTTAATCTCAGTATGAAGATTATTTAGTGTTAAAGTATTTCCACTATCATTATATGTTAGTTGAACTCCAGTACCTTCTATTAATAAATCATTAACTCTATCATCTACAGCTTCAGAAAAGTTAATAATATCAGAGGCAACATGTGTATGACCACTGAGACTAACATTAATTCCATCAACACGTAAACTACTAAAATTACCACTAGTGGCAGTAATCGTACCGCTAATATTTATATCACCAGTGCCAACAATATCTCCATTTAATTCTAATTCTCCATTTACTGTATCAATTTTTAAAAGATCAGTAGAGCCAACGGTTCCATTATTGTCAGTGATATATAATATTTCATATGGATCACTAAGATTAGATATAGTTACATTTTCAAAGTTACCATTTTCAGCATATACATTTCTAAACTTAGTGCCAGATGCGCCTATGTCATATGTCTTATTTAATAGTGGTAAGAAGTGGCCTTGACTACTTATCTTTAATTTTGCTATCGCAGATTCGCTAGTAGATGTAGCAAAAATAATAGATGTTGCATTAGCTATTTCCGTAAAATCAGATTCTGCCATCGCATAGATGCTAGCACCTATTAAAATAGCGTCTGATCCACTGCTTTCGCTAGAAGCAGCAAATGATAAACGTCCTAAAACATCTGATTCTTGAACATTATTATCAGATGTTTGTAAAGTTATTGACTGTGCCATATTATACTATAAACCAGTTGGTTCCATCGGAAACGAAGGTGAGTGTTTCATATTGATAATATAAAATCTTTGATGTTGCCCCATCTATAGTGTCAGTATTATTACGTGCTACTGTGACAGAGCCAGCATCACTATCTATCTTTTTAACTATTACCATCTTGCCAGTTACTGGAGTGGGTAATTTCACTGTAATTCCACCAGCACCACCGCTAACAAGATTAATGTCTGAAGCAATTGTGTCATTATTAGTAAATGAACTATCTACAGTTCTTAATCTCTTTACTTCTGTAACTGCTCCATCTAGAATTTTAGCTGATGTAATACCACTATCTTTGACTCTTAATGTATCACTATTTACTTCTACTGTTGAATTATCAACCTGTAAATTAATTACTATTGTATCTGTTGACTGACCAGTAGTAACTATACCAGAACCACCAGTAATAGTTAATGTATCTCCAAGACTAATAGTTTGATTTGCCCCATTGTCTCCAGCCAAAGTAAAAGAACTATTTGCTAAAGCTGAATTTGGAACATTACTAAGACCAAGCACAATTGTGCCAGCGGTTGTTATTGGCGAACCACTATCTACATCAATACCATCTGTACCACTAACCGCAACAGATGTTACTGTGCCACCACCTAAACCAGATAGTAAATTTGATCTAGAAATTTTCTTATGTGTAGTTGTGTCTAGATCATAGATTAATAATAGATCATCATTAGCGGCTGTTGTTAATTCTGTTAGTCCAGTGATGTTTACGTTTACACCATTAGCACCAACGCTAATACCAGTGCCAGCGGTAACAGAGATATCGTCAGCACCAACTGTAATACCATTACCAGCACCAACATGTAAATTGCGTGACTCGTTTGTTATACCACCATCAATTAAACCACTACCCGCTGTGGGATGTGTTGAAATTCTATAATAATTAGAGCCATTGTTTGTAAATGTCCAGTAATTATTACCTTCGTCCCACTGTAGTCTTACATTTGTATCATCACCACGTTCAATTTCAATTCCAGCATCGGCGGCTGCTGGGCCAGTAGCGTTACTATTTAAGACAAGAATATTATCTTCAATGTTGACAGTTTCTGTATTTAGTATTACTTGTGTGCCTTGAACAGTTAGATCACCAGTAATAACAACACCAGAAGAGAATGTGGCAACACCATCACTACCTAAAGTAAGTATGCCAGTTTGGCTAGCACTACCTATTTTTCCACCGTTTGCTAAAACAATATTTGGAACTCTAACTTGTGAATTTGCAGAGTCAACAACAAAACTAGAATTTGACTCAAAAACTTGGTCTGTTGCACTAGTGCCAAAATATACTATGCCCGATGGATTACGATCATATGGTTGGTATGCCATTTTATCTCCTAGTTATACTTGTGGGTCGTTGATTGTTGGTAGAGTAATTGAATTTTCTATTTGTTGTTTGAGTAGATCTATTTCATATTTTTGAACATGATCTGATAAAAATTGTCTTACCATTTTATTAGCAAATACAGCTTTGCTTTCTGGATTTTCTATAGTATTACCATTATTATCTACTATATTATCTGGACGCTTATAGTTTGCACATACAGCATTAATAACTCTTTCAACGTCTGAGTCTGCAATTTCTATTGAAAATACGGCCATGTTTTTATCCTCTCATAAATTATACACTAAATAATAAACCAGTTGGAATTATCTGAAACAAATGTAATTGCTTGATAATTGTTAAAAATACTAAATGAATTTGCCCCATCTATGGTTTGAAAAGATGAGGTTAATATTGTTAAATTAAAATTACCAGTTTTTCTTTTAATATGTATTTTTTTGCCACCAAGGCTAATTGCTGATGGTAATGTAAGATTTATGTTTCCAGAACTACAGTCTACAAAAACTACATCATCTGTAGATAATATATTTGCTGATGAAGAAATATTACGGTAGTTTTCGCTGTACGCTCTAGTTTGGACGCTGTTGTCACCAAACTTCACACTTTGACAATATAGTTGACCAGTAGCATCTATGCTAGCTAAAATGGTAGATGTATAATTTTTCCATACTTGTAAGTTGGCAGACTGTCCAGCAGCACCAAAAACTGATAAAGCATCTTTTGTAGATGTTATATTATATATAGTTGTACCATTATTTTTATCACTATTAAATATATCTAAATTATGATGCTTAACCCAAAATCCATTTGTATAGTTTAAAATTGCACCATTTTGATCTGTTGCATAAATACCAATAGCACCATTCTTACCAGAAATATATCCAACATCTGGTGGAGAAATAAAGGATGTGCTATAAGTTTTTAATCCAAGTAACCAAGTTGGATTTTGTTCGTTGGTGGAATATAGGGCCACCATATTATCATAAGCATTATCAACATATGCATGGAAAAAACAACCAGCACTTGTTCTATAAAATATATTATCAAAAAATGTTGAGGAAGAAATAGTTGAGTTTGATATTGCAGATCCAGAAGAAACAGTAGATCCACCAACGGTAAGATTACCGCCAACAACTAAATTAGATGTAAAATTACCAGAGCCATTTACATATAAATAATTATTAGACCAAGATAAATTATTACTATATGTGAGGCTATTATTATTTGACCAATATGCAATTTTATTTGCGCTACCAGAACCATAAAGGGCGGTTGATTGAATACTATTATCTGGAAAAACTATACCACTATAAAATGGCATTTGTCCAGAAATATATCCCTTTTCATTTAAAAAGACTGAGTGATCTGCTGGATAAGTACAGAAAACTATGGATAATCCAACTAAATTAATTTTTTGATTATTATTACTACTTTCTAAAACCAAGTCTCTAGATAGACTATTACTTGCGCTAGTATATGTTCCAATTCCTACTTCAAAATTAGATCCATTTTCAATTGTATAATATGTAGTATTGCCATTACCAATAACGCTAAATGGCTGGAAAGATCCAAAAGTCCCATTAAAAGTAATGGAACCAGTTCCTTCTGTTAATGATGTTTGTTTTACGCGATCAGCCAGTTTGAGCATGTTCAGCCCTGCTTATTGCCAATTTTACTAGTTTTTTAGCGCCATATGTAAAGAATGGTAAATTACGCTTTGTGGCTTCTTCTTTTAACCAAACAACAATGGTATCTATATTATCTTTACACCATTGAATTCCATTTTGGTTCATAAGTTTAGCCCTTGCGTTACAAGAACAATTTGGGGTAGATGTAATTCCTATCATTTTTAGTAGTTTTTTCAATTCTGTGCCAGCACCCTCGCCAAATTCTTCTGGAGGATTTTGGGCGGCTACATTTTGATTTTTTGTATTTTCCATAGTCTGTTTTACAATCTCAATATATTGTTCATGAGACATATGTTTTGGTCTTGGAAAAGACGGGTGGAAATGATCAATTGTCCAATTATCTCCATCTTGTTTTATAATACATGGCAATACTTCCTCTAGTTTATATTCTCTCATATTCATAATTTTTAAGAAATTATTTTTTTGTACTATAGTTTTCATAAGTCTCTCCTTTAACTAACACAACTACATTTTGTACTTGTATATATTCCATCTTCAAGTGGTGGAAATTCAGATGGGAAATTGCAAGTTCCACAATTTCCAACACAATTATTATTATATGCTTCACATGCTCCAGTTACAAATTGCCAAGCCGGTGGATTATTACCATCATAAACAGATACCCATAAACAATCAAAATCTGAACATGGCGATTGAGAAGCTAGTATTTCCTCTCCAGAATAACATGGATTTTCAATTATATATTGTTCAAGTTCATAATATTCAAAAACTAGACCATCAACAGTATATGTTGTGATATATGAACAACTAATGTTTACACATGGTAATTGAGGCCAAGGAGCGCAAGTGGTGGTTGTGCTAGTGGTGGTTGTTCCAGTTGTGGTTGTGCCAGTGGTGGTTGTCCCAGTAGTGGTTGTCCCAGTAGTGGTTGTCCCAGTAGTGGTTGTGCCAGTGGTAGTTGTACCAGTAGTGGTTGTGCCAGTGGTAGTTGTATCAGTGGTGGTTGTGCCAGTAGTGGTTGTCCCAGTAGTGGTTGTCCCAGTAGTGGTTGTCCCAGTGGTGGTTGTCCCAGTGGTGGTTGTCCCAGTGGTGGTTGTCCCAGTGGTGGTTGTCCCAGTAGTGGTTGTCCCAGTAGTGGTTGTCCCAGTAGTGGTTGTGCCAGTGGTAGTTGTACCAGTAGTGGTTGTGCCAGTGGTAGTTGTATCAGTGGTGGTTGTGCCAGTAG